TATTGACGCTACTGCCTTCTTTGACGTAAACAATCATAGATTTGGTGTTAACAATTCTAATCCGCAATATACATTAGACATAACTGGCAACGCTCACTTAGGCAACATTTATGTATTGGGCAATGCAATCACAACTGATCCCGGACTCAAACTAAATCTTGGAAATATTAGCAATATTAATATCGCCGGCGGATCTGCCAACTATGTCATTTATACAGATGGAGCCGGCAATTTAACATTTGGCAACTTGGATGTATTGTCTGGCGTAGAAGGATTCACGGCCAACTACATTACTCTTGGCAGCAACACGCAAGGTGCGCTATCTAGCAATGCAGTAACACTAACATCAAATAGTACAGTAACAGACAGTATTGCGCTGATTAATCAAATTCTTGGAAATATCACAAACAACACTGGTTCAGTAATACATGTGTCGGGCAACGTTACTGCCAACGGCACATTTTATGGAAATTTAATTGGAAACGTAACCGCTACGGGAAACGTAACCGCTGGTAATGTAATAACCACCGGAACGTATTATGGAAACGTAGCAGCAGATACAATTACCCCCTATCAAACTTCAGTGACGATTTTTAAGAGCACATCGGCCATTGGACTTCCTGCAGGATCAAGCATACAGTATCCAACAAGCAATATCGCTGGCTATTTAAGATATAATAATTCTATTTCTACACTAGAATTTTATAACGGAACTGCTTGGATTGCGCTTACTAACACCATTGGCGATCAAATAATTACTCCCGATGGAGTAAATCAATCATTTACATTGTCTCAAAGCTCCACTTCTAATGGGGTACTGGTTAGTATCAATGGTACTATTCAACGTCCAGGGACTGCTTATACGGTTTCAGGCACAACAATTACATTTTCTGAAGTTCCGCTAATAACTGATATCATTGACGTAAGATATATTGCAACTGCAACCTCGGTGAGTTTGGACTTTGAAGTTGTTGATACTGGAAATGTTCAAATTGGAACCACAACTGCAATCATTGATAGTTTTTCATCTAGTCAATATCGTAGTGCAACATATACGATTTCTAGTTCTACATCAACCGATGCACAATTTTCTCAAATAATGCTAGTACAAAATGGCGGAACTGTGATAGTAAATACTATAGGTAATGTGCGAACTGCATCAAATACTGTTACATACTCGGCAAATATTAACGGTAGCACGGTAAACTTATTAGCCATCAGCTCAACTGCCACAACTCAATTACGAATTCAGCGCACTTACTTTAACGTTTAATCAATTACACATTCGTAATTTCAAAATCTTGAAATAGTCAACTACTCAAGAGGTGTTTATCTACGGCTAAACTAAATACTGTATAGGTAAATTAAGGATAATCCAAAAATGGCCGTAACCCGCATACAAAATAATCAGATCACTGATAGTACAATTAACGCTCAGTATAAAGTTTCAGCAGGTACCGTTACTGGTAACTTATTTGCCACAAACTTAACGCTAAACAGTAATATTACTATTCTTGGTAATCTAACAGTCTCAAATAGTTACTCTCAGCTTAACTCAATTAACACATATATTAACGATCCGTTAGTTGTTTTTAACAACGGATATACTGGCTCGCCAACGTATGACATTGGTATGCTAATGAATCGTAACTTACAACCAGTTACTGGTTATAATAGTGCCAGCGTAAACGTTGCTTGGATTTGGGAAGAATCAAGCAACCAATTCCAGGGTATTTTAACAACAGAAACTGGTACAACTGCTGGTGTTATTAACAATTCGGGATATGCAAACTTGCGTATTGGTAACGTAGCTGCTCAAAGCCAGACGATATCAAACAGTTTAACAGTCTCTGGACCAACTACATTAACAACTGCAACTGCTGGCGGAATTCAAGCCGCAGCAATTGGTAACGTAACTCCAGGCACTGGTGCATTTAATACGCTAACTGCTACTAGTTTCCAAGGTATTATTGGTAACGCAACTCCAAATACTGGTAACTTTACAACTATTACCACTGGCGGTTTGCAATCAGTTGCAATTGGTAACGTAACTCCAGGAAGTGCAGTATTCACAACAGTTAACACAACAGCCAACATTGTTGCTAACTCTGCAATAGGTAGCTTAACAATTTATGGTAATGCAATTAGTAGCAATACTGGTAAAATTGGACTTGGTAGTATCAGCAACGTACAAGTTACTGGCGGTACTAGTGGACAATATGTAACAACTGACGGAGCTGGCAATTTAAGTTTTGCAACAATATCAATTGTTGGTAACACTATACCTCTTGGTGCTAACGCTAGTGGACAATTGGTATCAAATGCAGTGACATTAACAACATCAACATACGTAACAGATGCAGTGGCACAGTTAAACGCTATTCTTGGCAAGCTAACCCCAGCAAGCCCGCCAAACTTCCCGGCAACTTCTCTAACTCAAACTACTGGCACTATCTCAGGATTGATGACTGCGTTTACACAAACGGACAATAGTGGATGGGGTAACCTAAGTGTTGCTGGCGGAACCTCAGTGAACGCAACAAGAAGTGCGGTGTTTGCTACTAGCACAGTAACTAATTCGGGAACCACTACAACTGGTGGTAATATTCAGCTGGCCATTAATGGTACAGTTTGGCCAAGTAATTATCACGCATTGACTGCAAGCCCGTCAAGTGCAGACAACGGCACATATGGTAACTTGGTTGTGTCGGGTGTACAAGATTATCACAATATTGTGAGCACAGTGGCAGCTGGATTCTGGTACGTATTTTCAGCGTCAGTGGCAGCAACCAGCATACCGGCTGGATGGAATAGACTAAACATAACCTACACTGGCGATGCAGCCTCAACTGGTTACCTAACTTGGTATTATGACGCAAGCTCACCAACTGCACCAGCATTTAGCGGAACAAGTATTGCATTGAGCAGTAACGTGGTCACTTATTCAAGCACTATTCCGCATTTAAACTCCAGCGCTGGCTTTACAATAAATGGCACAGTACAAAACTTAAGTGGTGACTTGTACTATGCAGCTTGGACCAGCACTTCTGCTAACTTCTTCTCAAGTCTTGGCGCAGGTGGAGCATTACTAGCACCGGCCAATAGAACACTGACTCAAGTGGGAATACCATTACCATTAACACGTAGCAATACTACTGCTTACACGTTCTCGACAACATCAAATGTCACGACCGGCTTTGGTAGTGCTGCTTCAACACTTGGACCAACACTAAGTGTTTCAACTCCATATGCAACCACTGGTAGTGGACAATTTGCACCAGGTAGTATTATATTGTACAAAACAGGTACAAGCACACAAATTGAAGAAACAAGTTTAACAAGCTCGTTCGGAACTGCTGCTCGTATTACCAATCCAGATGGTGGTACTGCTGCAGACAATCCCACATACACTGGAACTGAGACAACATTTAATAGTCAAACAAGTCCATTGTTAATAACAGACGCAACAGTTGTTGCTGCAAAATTACAGTACGATGTAACAAATTACAGTACTGGATATTATCCAGTAGGACCCAATTTGAGTTCTGGACGTGCCGCAAGTCAGTACTTTACGTTTAAGTTTAACTATGCCGCACTGAGCAGTTTCTATATACACTATACAGGAACATTGGCTGGATTGTGGATTGCATTACCCGGAGTCACTGACCCAACTTATGCAAGCCCCACTAACGGATGGCTAAATGCGGCGGCGGCCTATGCTGGTTCTGGTGTTCCAGGTACTGGTACAGGTGGCAACGGAAGCAATGGATGTGCAGTTGGCGGAAACGCAACACTAAACTCCAATGGTACATATAGTGTGAACGTTACATTTGGATCAGTTAACACATCAACCACAGGTAATAAGAGTAACGAGGTTTACGTTAGAGTTAAGTTGACAAGTGGTCAATCGCTAACAGCATTATACGTTGCAACATCATAATAAGAGAGAACTATAAAAAATGGCAATATCACAAAATCAGATCGTTGACTACTTAAATAAAAAGGTTGGCTATGGCGTAGCCAAGACCGATTTATACACTGCAAAACAACCCTATAACGAGTCTATTGCTAGTCCGTTATTGGTTCCTGGAGCGTCAGTACTTCAACAAGATTTCGCAATTCCCAACGTATCAAGTGCGCCTAGTGCAAATACGGTATTAAATGGTAGTACTATTGTTTCGGTGTATAATACATCAACTAGTGCAGTAGTACAAGGAACTGCATTAAGCGAGTCAGAAACAAACGAAACTTGGAGTACTGGTATAACCAATTGGATTCCACCAAGTTTTGGATCTGGTTACCAACTTAAAATATATGCCGGACCTCCAGGAGCAACTGTTGCTCAGGTAGCAAACTTTACAAATTTACCTGTAGCTGGATCTGGTGCTAGTGATTCTTGGTTCTTTGACTACCAAGCAGGTGTTTTAAACTTTGCTGATACAATAGTGCCAACTGCTGCCGCCAACGTTTCTAACGTTGTTTATTTTATGGGTGCAGCTTATACTGGTACTCTTGGTATTACTAACTATGCTAACCTTAGCGTAACTGGTAATTTAACCAGCGTCAATGGTAATATAGTTTTAACTAATGGTAATCTTTACGCTCAAAATTTATATGGTACATTCCAAGGTAGCTTGGGCAGTATGGTATCTGCCACTAGTGCCAACGTAGCCTCTTATGATACTGTTACCCCAGTTAGTAGTAATCAATCTTATTATTTAGAATTAGCTACTCAAGCAACTTCTGGTAATAGTATTACTGGCGTTAACTCTGCATTAAATTATAACCCTAGTACTGGCGCATTAAATGCTGGTACAGTAATAGCAAGTACTGTTAATGCTGCTACAATTGGTAACGCCGGTGCAGTATTCAGTGGTGCAAGCGAAACTTTAACTGGTACATTAATTGCTGCCACCGTAAACGCAGCAACAATTGGTAACGCTGGTGCAGTGTTCTCGGGTGCTAGCGAAACACTGACTGGTACATTAATAGCAAGTACGGTTAATGCCGCTACTATTGGTAACGCTGGTGCAGTGTTCTCGGGTGCTAGCGAAACACTGACTGGTACATTAATAGCAAGTACGGTTAATGCCGCTACTATTGGTAACACTGGTGCTGTATTTACTGGTGCTAGTGAAACACTAAGTGGTACATTGTTCGCAAGTACAGTAAATGCAGCAACGATCGGTAATGCTGGTGCAGTATTCAGTGGTGCTAGTGAAACCCTGACAGGTACATTAATTGCGACAACATTAAATGCTGCCACAATTGGTAATACAGGTGCTGTATTTACTGGTGCAAGTGAAACACTAAGCGGTACATTGATCGCAAGTACTGTTAATGCAGCAACAATTGGTAATGCTGGGGCAACGTTCAGTGGTGCAAGTGAAACACTAAGTGGTACGTTAATTGCAGCAACATTAAATGCTGCCACAATTGGTAATACTGGTGCTACGCTAACTGGTACTAATGTAAATGGCGTTTATGTATTGGCTTCTACTGGATTGTCGACTGCTAATGCAGTAATAACTGGCGGTAACATTGCTGGAACTCCAATTGGTACAGGCGTAGCAAGCACTGGTGCATTTACTACATTAAGTGCTAGCGGACAAACACAAATAACCAATACTACAAACGCAACAGGATTGAGCACTGGCTCATTCTACACACTAGGTGGTGCTGCAATTAGTCAAGACTTGTGGGTTGGTGGTACAATTTACGCTAATACACTACAAACAGTTCAAACTCAAATTTTGAGTGTTAATGAACCACTGTTATATTTGACTGGTACTAACCCTTATCCTTATAACTATGATATTGGTTTCTACTCACACTTTGTTGGTGGAGCTGCTAACTTATACTCACATTCTGGTTTTGTTCGTAATTACCTTGATGGAGATTGGTACTTGTTCTCAAACGTACCTGAGCCATCAGGCAACGTAATTAACTTGGCTAGTACTAACTTAATATATGACGCATTAAAACTTGGCTCATTGTTGGCAATGAACACAACACCAAGTACAAGTACCACAACTGGAGCATTACAAGTTGCTGGTGGTGCTGGTATTGCTGGAGCATTAAACGTAGGCTCAACTGTTATTGCTAGTGGAAATATTGTTGCTGGTAGCGGAACTACAAGCTCAAGCACTACAACTGGCGCATTGGTTGTTGCTGGTAGCGGTGGCGCAGGTATTGGCGGAGCACTAAACGTTGGTGGCGTTGTACAATTTACAAACGCAACTCAAAATACTGGTGCTAGTACCGGTGCTCTGCAAGTAACTGGTGGTGCTTATATTGGTGGTAATTTATGGGTTGGTGGTAATATTAATTTGACCTCAAGCACAGTGATTAACTCACCAACTGGACAATTTACAGGTAATGCTGCAGGCTTTGGTGCTTTATATGCAGGTATTACTGCTGGTTATGTATACCAACCACAGACAGTTATACAAGCAAGTACAAACTTTAATGGGTATGCACAGGTTAACAACCAAAATATTAGTAGTGGCACAAGTGCAAGTACTGACTTCGTTGCTACAATGGATACCGGTACCGCCGGAACTGGCTACATTGATATGGGTATTAATAGCTCAGGGTACAACGGAGCCACAAATGGTCAGACTCTAAGCTATGCAGGTGACGGTTACTTATATGTACAAGCAAATGCAACAGGATCACTTGGTAACTTGATGCTTGGCACTGCTGCTACAACTGGTAATATTTTCTTTGTAGCTGGTGGATTAAACACAAACAATCAAGTAATGACTATAACTACTGCTAATACAGTAGTAGTAACAAGTTCAGTTGCAGCAACAAACACCAGCAGTGGCGCATTGCAAGTACAAGGCGGTGTGGGAGTTACTGGGGCAGTATATGCTGGAAGTATTCAAAATACTCCAATTGGATCAACAACTGCAAGTACTGGTAACTTTACTACATTAAATGCAACAACTTCAGTTACAACTGCTACTTTAAATGCAGCAACAATTGGTAACGTTGGTGCAAGCGGACAATTTGGTACAATTATTGCTTCTACATTAAATGCGGCAATCATTGGTAACACAGGCGCTACAATTACTGGTGCTAGTGCAACATTAAGCGGTACATTAATTGCAAGTACTGTTAATGCAGCAACCATTGGTAACACAGGAGCTGTATTTACTGGTGCTAATGAGACTTTAACTGGCACATTAATTGCAAGTACTGTTAATGCAGCAACTATTGGTAATACAGGGGCTAATGGTCAATTTGGTACAATTATTGCAAGTACTGTTAATGCAGCAACCATTGGTAATACTGGTGCCACAATTACTGGTGCTAGTGCAACACTAAGTGGCACACTAATTGCAAGTACTGTTAATGCTGCCACAATTGGTAACGTTGGTGCTAGTGGACAATTTGGTACAATTATTGCTTCCACTCTAAATGCAGCAACCATTGGTAATACTGGTGCAACTGTAACAGGAACAAACGTAAACGGTGTTTATGTATTGGCTTCTACTGGACTTTCAACTGCTAATGCAGTAATAACAGGTGGAAGTATTAATGGTACAACTATTGGTGCTACTAATGCAAGTACTGGTAACTTTACTACATTAAATGCAACAACTTCAGTTACAACTGCTACAGTAAATGCTGCCACAATTGGTAATACTGGCGCTAACGTAAATGGTACAGGTACATATTTGACAGCACTAACTGCTACCAACGTTAACGGTACAGTAAACACTGCCAACGTAAGTTATTATAAAGTAGTTCAAGCCGTAACCAACAACCAAACTTATTATTTGGGCTTTGCTAATGCTACAAGTGGTAATAGTACATTTAACACAACTACAACAGTTAACGTTAATCCAAGCACTGGAACAATTTACGCAAGTGCATTTGTTGGATCAGGTGCAGGCTTAACAAACTTGTCAATTGGATCAATAACAGGTACATACCCAACAGCAAACGCTTCAATCTATACTGGAGTTACAAACAATACTAGTGGTAGTACTTTCTATCCAATACTAAGTGGACAAAGTAGCACCGGTAACGTACAAGCTCAGGTAAACGGTGGATTAAGTTATGTTCCAAATACTGGAACATTAAGTGCAACTGCATTTAGTGGAAGCGGCACTTCTTATATCCAAACACTACAAGTTAACGGAACCTTTACTGGTTGCGGTACGGTTGCAGCAACCAGCGGTGCGTCAAGTACCAGCACCTCAACTGGTGCGCTACAAGTAACTGGTGGCGCCGGTATTACTGGTAACTTATATGTTGGTAGTACTGGTGTATTTGGTAGTGTATTAAATTATATTCCGGCTAACGCACCAATTCAAGTTGGTTTGAACATTAATAACTACAGTCAAGTCAGTATTCAAAACGCCAATAACGGTAACAATGCAAGTTCAGACATTGCGGCAGTGGCCAATAACGGTAGCGACAACGATACTTATGTTGACATGGGTATTGTTGGCTCGGGATACAGCCAAGCTGCATACAATTTATACAACCCTAACGATGGTTACTTGATTGTTGCTGGTAACACCACAACTGGTGGCGGTAACTTGATATTGAATACATATCAGAAGAACGATATTATATTTGCAACAGGTGGTACAACTAAACAATTTGAAGTTGCACGTATCACAAGTGGTAACACATTGGTTGTTAAATCTACAAACACCAACTCGCTAACTGCTAATACTGGTGCGCTACAAGTTTGGGGCGGAGCAAGCATAAGCGGCAACGTTTATAATGGCGCTTCGTTAGTACAAGTTGCTGGCGCACAATTCAATACTGGTAGAGCCAGTGCTGGAACAACAGGCGCCACAAACATCAATGCATTAATAATGCAAGGTGTCAATGATTCAACACTGATTTATGCTAAACCACTAACTGCATATGACGCAGTTATTATTGGTGGTAATGGTGCAAGTACAAGTTTTGCACAAGGCGCCAAATTGGTTGTTAACAGTACTGACTCAATGATGATACCAGTTGGTACTAGTAGCCAACGTCCAGGTAGCAGCGGCGGAACTGACACGACTGGTATGTTACGATACAGTAGTACTGTTGGATCAATTGAATGGTTTAATGGTACAAGTTGGCAAAGTGCGACAACATCGTTTACAGTTATCCAAGATCAACAGTTTACTGGAACTGGATCGCAGACGGTATTTACATTATCTAGCAGTCAGACTACTGCAAGTTGTATTGTAAGTATTAACGGTGTGGTACAAATTCCAACATTGGCTTACTCAGTATCAGGAACATCACTGACATTTACAGAAGCTCCACAAAGCACTGATGTAATTGATGTTCGTATGTTGACAACAACAAGCACTGTGGCACAATTGTATGATACAAGTGGTTATAATACAGTTAACACAATTACTGGAACTGGTATTACATTTACAACTGGTACAAGTAGTTTACAAACTCAGTATACAATTAACACAACTGGTGCAATTGCAAGTACTGTAGCAAACGTTACAATTGCAACGGCAAGTACACCAACTACAGTTGATAGTTTCTTTGCTAATACTTACAGTACTGCCAAGTATATATTGACGAGTACATTGGGTAGCGTAAAAGAAGCAACTGAAGTATTGGTAATATCAAACGGTACAGTGGCAAACGTTGTAGTTTATGGTACTATTAATACAGCTGGAAACAGTTTAACAACTTGGAGTGCAGTAATGAGCGGTAATATTGTTCAGTTACAAGGTACAACAACTAACAACAGTACAGTAATTAGAATGACCAAGCAGTATAACGCAGTTTAATAGGGATGGTTAGGGCAGATGGTCTGCCCTAACTGAGTATATTTTTCGGGGATAGTGAACCGATTAGGAAAAGAAAATGGCAAATAATAATTTTATAGTACAAAACGGATTGAACGTAGGCGGGGCAAGCGGCGCAAATATCAGCATTGATTCAGTAACTGGCTCGCTTATTTTTGCACCAGCACCAACAACAGCTGTGCCAAATCCTACTGCGGTAGTGTTTACTCCAGGCGGTACAGTTCAATCAGTAACAACAACAGGTGGTGTCCCAACAGCAAGTGCAATTGCAAGTGCCAATGCCGCAAGTGCAACAACACTAACCAACGGTACTGCAAACGTTACAGTCAATACCTCAAACGTTACAATTGGTGTCGGCGGAAATCAAGTTTGGACTGTGACATCCAGTGGTGTTATAGGAGCTGGATCTGCACAATTTAACAGTTTAAACGTAACAGGTACTGCTACTGCCGCAATCGTAAACGCAGCTACAATTGGTAACACTGGTGCCACATTAACTGGTACGTTAAGTACTGCAAGTCAGCCTAATGTTACTGCTGTTGGTACACTAACAGGTTTAACAGTCAGTGGTGCAACCACCGCGGCTGCAATTACAAGTAGTGGCACAATCATAGCCTCAACTCTTAATGCTGGTACAATTGGTAATTCAGGTGCAGTACTATATGGTACATTAAATAGTTCAAGTGCAAGTCAGCCAAATATTACTACATTAGCTGGTGTCACATCAATTGGTACAAGCGGTGTTACTACAACTGCAGCTGGTAACTTTACAATTACAGGTTGTTTGACAGTTAATGGTACTACAACCACAATTAATAATACTGTTTATGAAACAACAGAATACGTGTCTACTGTTGATGCAACAACATTACGTGCAGTTACAATTGGTAACAGTGGTGCGGTACTATACGGTACACTAAACAGTTCAAGTGCAAGCCAGCCAAATATTACTACATTAGGTGGTGTTACTTCAATTGGTGCAAGTGGTAGTACAACATTAACAGGTACATTGCAAACTGCAAGCCAGCCAAATATTACTACATTAGGTGGTGTTACTTCAATTGGTGCAAGTGGTAGTACAACATTAACAGGTACATTGCAAACTGCAAGTCAAACAAATATTACAGCAGTTGGTACCCTGGCTGGATTGACTGTGAGCGCAGCAATTGTGCCAAATGCTAATGCTTCGGTTAACTTGGGATCAACTAGTGCTTGGTGGAATAACTTTTACGGTACTGCGGTTCATGCACTTTACGCTGACTTGGCAGAAAACTATCAAGCTGATAAATTTTATAATCCTGGTACTGTATTAATGTTTGGCGGTAGCGCAGAAGTAATGGTAGCAGACGCTGATACAACTCGCGTAGCAGGCGTAGTTTCTACAAATCCTGCAACTCTAATGAATGGCGGATTAACGGGACAATACGTGACCCCACTAGCATTAATGGGACGTGTTCCATGCCAAGTAATTGGACCTGTGCAAGCCGGGGATTTAATGGTTAGTGCTGGGTTTGGTTATGCTAAAACAAATAATAGTGCCACTGTTGGGCAAGTTATTGGTAAAGCACTACAAGCATTTCCAGTTGCTGGAAAAGGCGTTATTGAAGTGGTAGTCGGCAGAGTTTAACCAATTTCTAACCCCAAAAACAGGGCCTTAGGGCCCTTTTGTTTTTTGCTAAATATAGAATAAGACGGATAAAATAATGGCTTTAACTCGCCCACTAGTTAATAATTTAAGCACAAACATTGAAGTTTTCAATGAATCAATGACAGTATTGAATGCTGGAGCATCAAGTCCAAATGTTGATGTTGGATTCATATTTAATCGTGCTCATGGCCTAGTAGCCAATACCGCAATGTATTGGAGCGAGAGTCTACAAAGTTTTGTTTATGCTTTTACTAACAATGCTGGAGTAACGGCTAGTAATATCTCTATATCAAATTATGCCAATGTACAACTTGGAAATGTATTATTTGTCAATGGCGCTGGACTTTACATAAATGGTACCTTGGGCTCTCCTGGATCGGTACTAGGATCCAATGGTACAAGTTTAGCCTGGGTCGCAGGCGGTGGATTCACTGGTGGCACTATAACAAACCAGCTGATAGTTAGTAATACCACCGCAACAACTTCAACTACTACGGGCGCATTACAAGTAGCAGGTGGGGCTGGTATTGCTGGCAATTTGTATGTTGGTGGTAATGTACAAGTTGCTGGAGCGTTTATAGGCAATGTAACACTTGGTACAGTTCCAAGTAGTCCAAATAATTTATATACTGTAGCCCCATTAAATTTAATCAATAGCCAGTCAGCTACACTAAAAACACAACTTAATTTAATTAATACTGGTGGTAGCGGTGGCGCTGGATCTGCTATTGATTTTTACACATACACTGGTGTAGGTAACGGAATACCGGGTGCAAGATTTGGTGCAATTGATGATAATAACTACGGAGCCACTTTCCAATGGTTTATTAAAGCAGACGGTAACAATGGCAATAACAATCTCCAATCAGTACTAAGTGTAAATCAATTAGGCAATGTAGTCATACCAGGTACTACGACGTCAAGTTCAACCACTACAGGTGCATTAGTAGTAGCCGGCGGTGCAGGAGTTGCTGGCAATTTGAATGTTGGCGGCAATATTACCCGTGGAACGTCTGCTGTTACTGATATTGCAAATACCATTACTAGTGTTGGTACTGGTGCAACTGCAATTGATACATTTGCTAATACAACAATTCGTGTAGCAAAATACATAATATCAGCTCAAGATACTATTACATCACAAAGCCAAGCGGCCGAAGTGCTATTAGCACAAGACGGGGCAAACGTTAACGTAGTTACATACGGTATAATATACACCGGTACAAGCCAGAGAATGACCTTTTCTGCAAATATGAGCGCAGGCACAATAACCCTTTGGGCAACGGGAACTAGTTCAAACAATACTGTAAAATTGTCTAGAACTGCCATACCAATGTAAATTGCATAAATACACTGTAACAGGAATCTCAAATGCAACAACTTAAAAAACTTTACAGAAGCAGCTACTCTGGCGAAAGCGTGGTTAAAAATCTTGTCTATAAAGATGTCTCTTGGACACCAGAATTAGAATCAGTGCCAAATAGTGTTTTCAATACACATACTACCACACAAGCCGCGGTAATTGGCAATGGTGAAAGTAGAGCTACAATGGATTTAAATTTAGTTGTAAATCATGTCTCTGGAATTGGCGGTGTGAATAGTTTACAAACTTATGGGTGTAATGCATTGTATCGCGAGCATTCTCCAGATTTTTTAGTTGCAGTTGGGGACGAAATTATTGAGGAAATAGCCGCTTCTGATTATTGCAACAATAATATTGTTTATGCTAATGCAGATGCATTATTAGACTACCCTGGTAAATTTTATCTAATACCACAAAATTTATATTTTGATGCAGGAGCAGTTGCTGCATATATGGCTTGTTTTGATGGACACAAAAAAGTATTCCTATTAGGCTTTGACAGTTACGATCAGGATGGTCCATACAACAACATATACAAAGGTACCAATGCGTACCAATTAACAGATAAAGTTCATTCTAATGTGTATTTTACAAATTCATTACATGCAGTAATGACCACTTACAATGATGTAGAATTTGTGCGAGTGATGCCAAATAGTACTTGGTGGGCACATGACCGTCATATTAGCTTGCCTAATTTTAGACAAATCGAGTATACTGATTTTGTACTAGAAGCAGATCTTGGCTTGTTGTCTGCTTAATTTAATATATTTTCTAGCGTTTTAATTTTTTTACGCACAATATCAAAACTAAAACTACGCCAAAGTCCTGGATGTAAGGGCTTGGGATAATCATCTAGTTCTACCCAACAATACCCTCTATGTTCCTCGTTGAGTGAGGGAACAAATTCTGTGTCAACACTAACAAGAAAAGTATAGTAAACAAATTTTCTATTGTCTGCGGTAAATGTTTCTAAGGGAATAAATTTTTGAGCAGTATAGTCGACACCAATTTCTTCGCGGATTTCTCGAATTAGGCCCTGCATTACAGTTTCGCCAGCATCTACTTTACCGCCCACAATGCCCCAGCTACCACTGTGTTTGCTTTTATTGCGTAGCAAGAACAAATAACGATTGGTTTTTTTAGCGTAAATTAATGCGCCACATCCCTCTAAGTGCTCGGTCATATTACAGTACCAAACTCCAATTTCCGGCTTTGTAAATACCTTGATAGCTCTTTTGCCAAACGCCATTGTTCCATACATATTGAACTTGTGTAGTCAAGTTGGTAACGTACTGAACTCCAGAGTTGTTACTATCAAATATCACAGTCCAGTAACTGCCGTTCCATTGTATAATGTCATTGGCATTGGCGATTAAGTTCGTACCAGTTGCACCTTGCCAAGCGGTAGCACTAGTACCATCAGCATCGCCAATTGGATTTAATATCAAATAACTAGTTCCTGTACTTGGGTTTAGGATACTATTGTTAACAGTAACATTAAATGGATCAATGATGGCATTCACGGGAGGTAGTGTATTTGCTGGTAAAGTAGCAGTATCGGGAGTGAATAGTAACTGAGAAGGATCGCCCGGACTAAATGCAACAGTGCCCACGATCTCATGCTGTCCGTCAGTGTAGTCAAAGCTCAATCTAGCTTGGCTTATACCATTGGTTAGTTTGCCATACAACGTGAGTAAATTTTGCCATGCCACCGGAATTCCTTCGCCAGATGCTGGCAACGGCTCATACAAGGTAAGCGTATTACCTACGTAGATAATATCATAATTCATTGGTGTAAATCTCAATTGAGTAGTCGCTACCGTATTCACAATGTCGGTGTTTAACTCTCCACTGGTGTCATAGATGTTGGCAATAATTTGTGCCACAACTCCTGCCTTTTTAACTTTAGCTGGAAGACTTAACCAAATTGGCAATTCAAATGTCAATGAAGCTATATCTATATTGTCATCTGTTCCTAGTGGTACAGTTCTGTTGGTATAACTTATATCAGTTAATAATGCAACACTTAAACTGGTCCAGTCTAAAAAGTTGTCGGTGCTTTGTATTTCAAATCCAGGGTTAAACAAAGGCAACATTTGTTCAAGTAGTTGTTGCTTTTGATCTGTGTTACTGGTCCAAATATCTAGCTTCATTTGCAACTTATATGGTGCAGGCATAATTCTCTCAACACTATACGCACTGCCTTGTGCACCAGTAGGCATTTGCGTAACAGAATCAAATGTTTGTTCTATAATTCTATTATAACTCTCGTGATAGGGATTTTGTAAACGATCACGGTCGTATGTTAGCGCATTGATATAAGTTGCCATTGCGGGAACAGCATTCAGTGGATTCTCACTGTTAAGTCTAATGATTGTATCTGCTTGATGGCTTGGTGAGCCATAGTAAACTGGAACAGTTTGCAGTGTGCGATTGCCATTGGCATCACGACCAAACTCAACTTGGTAGTTTGACATCATTCGCATAAATTGCGTTACAAAACGCCGTATTTGTCCATCGTATGTAAATTGAACTAAACTAGCCATAATTAACTTTCATTATTGTCTGCTCTAATACCTAACACACGGCTTAGGGGTTGCAGACTATTTTGTGTATTGCCGTTACTGTCAGTGAATGTATTTGTGTTATTTACATATCCTGCAAGTTGTGTTTGATTATTTGTAGCACCTGGGGTTAGGTTAGTGCGTACTGCATCCTCGATCTTGCCCCAAAAATTACCATTAAATCTAAACAGTCTATTGGGCAAATAATCCAATCGTAAAAAGTAATCGCCATTTTTTGGATTACTTGGGAAGGCCACTCCAGCTCCAGTTACTAAACTATTTGGAGCTTTGCCATCTCCGGTTAAGTAACCTTCAATTTTGTAATCTGGGCTTGGTATTCCTGAGTCCCCGGTAATTGCAGTATTGTCTGCGGTGATGATTGTAGAGTCACTGGTTACAGCATTTCCGCTAAGTGCTACCCCGCCTACATTGGCTATGGTGTAAAAATTACTAGTATCGTAACCAGAAGTAGGAACATCAAAATCTGCTTGGGCAACAATTGCTTCATTGATGTTTAAGTAAGTATTGTAGGTACTCAAGATTGATCCTACTGGAGTTGTTGTTCCCGTACCAGCAGCAATGTTATTGAGAATGTCTTTGTACTCTTGACTATCAACAAGAGGATTAAGTTTAACACGCCATAAATGAGGCCACCATGTAGGGCTAAAACCCTCGCTTGCCCAACTTGCATCGCCAACAACATAAAAACGTTTTAACGCAGCCGGCACGTCTTGATTCAAACTATCATAGTCTTTTAAATGTTCTAGCTCTAATACGTCACCACTTAGCAGTTTGCGCCCAATTTGGTCCACCATGTCACGTAAATGAAACACCATAAAAATAGTGCCAGTTTGTAAGAATAAACCAAATTGGCTTAGGTCAAAGTCTTGATCAGCACGTTGATATATACCGCGCATCTTGTAAACTGAGGTATCATATTTTCTATCTCGATTCTCAGTCCATAACAAGTCTTGAATGTTTAATGCACTTTGATTGGTATAACTGGGCTGAGTAGCATCGCTACTGAATCCAATAGTTGCCCCAGTGCCTACTAGACTAGTTGTTGTTACATTAAGCGTTATTGAGGTTGTATTAATTGCAATAACCTGAGCATTGGCGGGAATTCCTGCGCCAAATGCAAAATCATTTAATTGAACACCAGTTGTGTTACTAAAAGTCAAGGGATCGGTGTTTACGGTTTGGCCTGCAGTGGTTGTTAGTTGTACACCTTGTGCTACAGGACCGAGATATTTGTTTAACAATACTCCGGTACCGCCAATAGTAAACATTTCTGAAATCCGGCGATCCAAGAATTTGTAATCATTTGTGTGTCGGCCATTTTGCCATAAACTTAGTCTTGCCACTGTCTTTTCCTAGATTATTGTGTATTTACCCAATTTGACTGGGAATGATTTATCTAGTATAATTACAGTTATGCAGTCACATAGCCCCGCTCTTTACAACAGAATAGCAGATGCTCGTCCCATCGTAGTACGATTGGGCGACGCCAAATTGAATTTGATGTTTCAAAATTGTGTGGCTTATTGGGCAAAATTGGACGGGGAATTTGTGGAATGTCGGCGCCGAAATCGATATACTGTTCGATATGAAGAATTGGCTCGCCAATTGGATGAAGCTCTTGTTGTATTAGAGCAACACCTGACATTTGGCACTTTGCTCAAGATGTAGTATAATATAGTTTTACGGGAGATAATATGGCAACAGTGGCAGGCATCAAGATCAAGACCAAACAAACCAAAGTTCGTAATCCGGCTTTTCACGATGAAAAGTACACCGGAGGCGAGCCTGACTGGGACGCCAGCGACATTGAACTGAGCGATGCAGACTTTGATCACAAACTGAGAAAAAGTTTTTACTACTACAACTATTACTACAGTCAAAAAGATGCACGTAAAAATGTTGTAGAATGGGTGCGTTTACAAACCAAGCGTTTTAACAAAGAGCAAATTAAAGCCTTTGAACGTAGTGGTGATCGCAGTATTCCAATGACTGCATGTTGTTTGATTATGGCACATATTCGTGCTAATATGCCCCTAAAGCCTAGACATATTGAATTTTTGGATGAGTGTATTCTAAAAGCAATTGATGGCGCCGAGCCTGAAGTGCAAGAGGTTGTAGAAGAAGTCAAAGAAGTATATAGAGCTCCCACAATCCAAGATCGTTTAAATGAGAAAACAAGCGAGATCATTGGTGACATCGAAGGTGTGTATGATGATGTTACAAAAGCAATTAAAACAGACTTTAAGCCCTATGATTTTTTAGTTGCCAAGAATGTAGTACAAAGCCAATTGGGCAAGTATGAGGAATTATACAAAGCTCGTAAACAGGAACTTGAACTGGCAATGGCCAAAAAAGATGCAGACTTAAAAGAAGGTTATGCACATTACAAGGCAGCAGATTTCAAGCGAATGATTGCTTGGATTGACAACTTGATGGCAGCGATCGAACAGTATCGTGGAGTTAAAAAGTCGCTCAAGAAAGCTAGAGTTAAAAAGGCTCCTAGCAAAGAAAAGGTAATTGCCAAACTCAAATATGCTAAAACGCATACCGAACTAAAGATTGTTAGTATCAATCCTGCAGAAATTGTAGGTGCACAGACGTTATGGATTTATAACACAAAATACAGAAAACTTGGAAGATACGAAGCCGAAGCATACAAGACCTTGAGTGTGAAAGGTACCAGTATCATTAATTTTGATGAAAGCAAGAGCGTATGCAAAACCCTGCGTAAGCCCGAAGAACAACTTAGAGAGTTTGCAAAAGCAGGAAAAGTTCAGCTGAGAAAGTTCTTGGATGATGTCAAAGCCACTGAGAGCAAGTTAAACGGCAGAATGAACGCAGAGATAGTGTTACTTAAAGCAGTTTAATACTAACCAATCCCGTAATAGTGTAATAAATACGCTATACGGGATTTTTCATGAGTACACCATTTACAAGTAATGTCACAGTTGAGCCGGGTTATGATCATCAAAATAATATAACCGCTCCAAGTCTTTTTAATGCCAATACAGGCGCACAATCTGGGGCACACATTGCCTTTGATGGATCAAGCACAGTAACATTTCCTGGCGTACAAGATCCAAATTGGGCATACGGCAATACTAACGACTCAATCCGTGCAGCAATAACCGACTACATTCGTATGCGTTTGGCAGACGGCATAGTTGATGTTGAGCTTGAAAAAGAACACTATGAAATGGCAATTAATCAAGCCATGATTAAGTACAGACAACGAGCACAAAATGCATACGAAGAAAGCTATGCGTTCTTGCAACTATTGCCCGAGACTCAAGAATACATCATGCCCAAAGAGATACAAAACATTAGGGCTATTTACAGACGTGGTATTGGAAGTGTGACAGGAACTACAGCAAGTCAATTTGAACCGTTCTCTAGCGGCTACTTGAATACATATATGCTAACCGCAGGACGTGTTGGCGGACTTACCAACTATGAATTGTTCGTCGACTATCAAAAGTTGGCCATGACCATGTTTGGTGGTTTTATGAATTTTACATTTAACAGAACTACTAAAAAGTTAACGCTAGTTCGTAAAATGCCATTCCAAGGAGCCAATCCCGATCCAACACAAAATGAAAGTGTGTTGCTACAAATTGATAATATAAAACCTGATTCAATGTTATTAAATGATCCGCAGATTTTTCCATGGATACAAGATTATGCTTATAGTTTCAGCAAGCGAATTCTAGGCGAAGCACGCTCTAAGTTTAGTCAAATAGCTGGCCCGCAGGGCGGAGCTACACTAAACGGTGCTGATCTAAAAACAGAAGCACAAGCCGAAATGGAAAAACTAGAAGAAGATTTGAAATTGTACGTTGATGGTAGCCAGCCGTTGACTTGGATTATGGGATAAATATCATTATGAGAATTAAAGAAATTATTACTGAAGAAAGTCGCATGCCTGACAGCCATATTACTGCTACTCCGGGTATGAAGAATCATCCAAATTTAGATAACTCAAGTCCCTATGCTCCTTGGCGTTTTGCAGCACATTTCTTACCCGGTGCTGGCGCACCTGATGGCAAATATGAATTTGAACCCGAGAAAGAAGGTCCAAGCGGACAGGCTTTAGTTACTGTAGCCTACTCACAAGGCGAGCATGATATACTTGACCAAGCTGAAAAAGCCTTTGGAGTTAAATCACATAGATTAACACCTAATGGTTCAAGCGAGAATCCAGATATACATAAAACAAGTCCAGTTAAAGCACGTGGTCCTGTTACATTAAAAATCAAAGGCAATGATGGTGAAATAGATATTGCCATAAAGCCAAAAAGTAATTGACTTTATATTACAAATAAGTTAAAATGCTCGTACAGGAGCATTTTTTATGATCATAGGTATTGTTGGATTGATAGGCAGCGGCAAGGACACTGCTGCTGATTATTTGGTAAACTTTCACGGGTATCGTAGGGAAAGTTTTGCAAGTAGTTTAAAGGACGCTGTTGCCAACGTATTTGGCTGGGATCGCCAATTGCTCGAGGGTAGAACTACTCAAAGCCGAGAGTGGAGAGAACAACGAGATGAATGGTGGAGTACACGTCTGGGACGAGATATTACCCCAAGACACGTATTACAATACTGGGGCACTGAGGTTATTCGAGATGGCTTCCACGACGACATGTGGATAGCAAGTCTAGAGAATAAAATACGTACCAGCCGAGACAATATTGTGATCACTGATTGTAGATTTCCTAACGAGATCAAGGCAATACGAGCACAAGGCGGCCGTATAATTTGGATACAACGTGGACCGCTTCCTGAGTGGTACGAGGTTGCTACACGAGCAAATGCTGGCGAAGCAATGTTTATAGAAAACTTAAAAACTCTAGGAGTACACCCCAGTGAGACTGCCTGGGCCGGAACAGAATTTGATGCAGAGATAGACAATAATGACACAATTGACGAGTTGTTTACCCAACTCAAAAGTCTGGTACAATCTCCGAAGGTTTCCAAGGTAGTCGGCTCTTATACACCTCTTGCACGCAATTCAAGCACACAGTCTTGAGATTAAAGTGATTGTTATTTTTTAAGTTGCCATCGACATAAAACACCGCACTTTGTTCCTTGGGGAACTTGAATTTAAAACCGCATTTTTCACATTGCGGTTTTTTTGTATATCCTGACTTGGCCCAAGCAGGCACTGGTTTATTTTTTCTTCCCTTTCGAATACAACTACTACACTTACTACGGTAGTGGTACACTTCGTCCTTGACATAATTAATGGCACAGGCGTTTACATTACAGATTGGACATAATTCACGTTTCAACATAGCAATATTTATACGAAACCTTTGCAAAGGCTCCTGCTATACCATGGAATTTTGGCATTATAACTAAATATTCATAACATGTATTATAAAGGATTATGACCATGGCACTAGTTTCCCCAGGAATTGAAATTTCCGTAAATGACCAAAGTCAATATGTAAACAGCAATGTAGGTTCAGTACCACTAGTTATACTAGCCACTGCACAAGACAAAACATATAACGGAGCTCCAGCAATAGGAACTTCGGCAGCTTATGCAGGAAAACTGCAATCTTTTACTAGTCAACGAGACTTAGTAACTGCATTGGGCGCACCAATGTTTCAAACAAGCTCTTCTGGTACTCCAGTTAATGCTGCTGAAACAAACGAATATGGTTTATTAACTGCATATAGCGCACTAGGACTTGGCAATCAATTGTATGCAATTCGTGCAAACATTGATTTGGATCAATTAAACGGAACAAGCATTCGCCCAACAGGAGATGAAGCCGATGGAACATACTGGTTGAATCTAGCAGCAACTGAATTTGGTATTTACTCATTGAATTCAAGCACCAGTTCATTTACCAGCATTGATAGCAATTTGTTATTAATTACTGATCCAGGTCAAGTAGTCAATGACAGCAATTATTCTTATCCAGTGCAAACTCCAATTAGCACCATTGGTAATCCAGGACAGTATGCTCTAGTATTTGCAAACGCAGTTGGGTCTTCAACATCAATTACCAATGCCGTTAGATTGTTCTATAAAATAACTACAACAAGCGTTTCAGGTAACGTTGCCGGCGCCCTAAACAACACATGGTGTCAAGTTGGATCAACAATATGGCAAAACTCAGTTCCAGCAGTACAAGGAACTACAACTAGCCCAACAATTACAAATAGCAGTACTTTGCAAATCAATGGATCTAACGTAACAGTTAGCACAGGAAGTTTAACCAACTTAGTAACTGCAATTAATAACGCAGCAATTACTGGTGTAAGTGCAGCGGCAATTAACAATCAATTGACATTCTTTGTAACAAGTGCTGCTGCCAGCGGTGCAGGAACACTTTCTTTAGTCGATGGAGCAAATACTCCATTGGCAGCTAGTGGTATTAAAACTTTAGCTGGCGCAGCGGTATCAACAGTTTATGGTTCACCATCAGTATTTTACTGCCCATATTTCTTCTATGGAACATTTGCACAAACACCTTCTGGTGGTTGGTTCTCAACAGATACTCAACCACGACCAAGCGGTAGCTTGTGGTGGAAAACAACAGCAACCGGCGGTGGATTTAATCCAGTGTTTAGTCAATATAGTGCGGCTAATGGAACATGGAATCAACTTGCTGCTCCTTTATATTCAAACTATGGCAGTGCAATTTATGGACTTGATCCACTAGGCGGAGGCGTTAATCTTCAACACGGTCAAATCATTGCAACTTACAACGTGTCAGACTACACATCAAATATGTTGAGATTTGCAGTACAGTTGCCAGGCGTACAGTCAGTGGGAACTGGCGGAATACCAACTGCATTTACAATTGGTAATAGCTTTACACTTACCGCAACACAACTAGGTACTAGTGCAACTAATAGTGCTACAATTACACTAAGTGCAACTACTAGTGCAGGTTTTGTGTCAGCAATACAGGCAGCAGCAATTCCTTATGTTACAGCAGCACTAAATGCCAATGGCACAATATCAATTACGCATACAACTGGTGGACAAATTAACCTAGTTAACGTATCTGGAACTCCACTAACCAATGCAGGATTTGCAAACAATTCAGTTGGATCTGGATTCCGTTCTAACAATGTTACTGGCGCAGTTGTAATTGGTAATTTTAGTCAAATCACCTCAAACATCCAGTATAGCAAAACAACACCATATGCAAGTCCTACCAATGGAACATTGTGGTATTATAGCAATCCAGCTGATGTTGATATTATGATTAACAACAATGGTTGGAAGGGATACCGCACAGTTACTAGCGATATTAGAGGTTACAACTTAACAAATACTGATATCACTGGAGTTATTATTAGTCCAAGCGCACCAACTAGCCAAGTTAGTGGTGCAAGCCTAGTGGCTGGTGACTTATGGTTAAACAGTGGTGATTTAGTTAACTATCCAAATCTAAGTCGTTATAACGGAACTGCTTGGGTAGCAATTAACAACCAAGATCATGTAAGCAATAACGGTATTATTTTTGCTGATGCACGTTGGGATAATGGTGGTGGTAACGATCCAGTTAGCGCAGTAATTCCTGTAATCAGCGATGGCGTATCACAAGGATTATTGTTTAGTTCTTGGATTGATCAAGACGCTCCTGACTATAGATTATATCCACGTGGAACATTATTGTTCAACACACGACGCAGCGGATTTAATGTCAAGAAGTTTGTACAAAACTATTTTAGTCCTGCTAACTTCCCAAATCCTGGTACTACTCCAGGAACAAGTGGATCATTACCAAGCGTGGTAAATTCTTGGGTAAGCGCAAGTGGACTTGATCCATACGGAGTTATGTATGCTGGTTCTGATGCACAACGTGCACTAGTAGTAGCAGCAATGAAGAGCGCCCTAGATAGTAACACTGATGTAATTGAATCAAATTACCAGTTTAATTTACTATGTGCACCTGGATACCCAGAATTGATTCCTAACTTGGTTGCGTTAAATGACAATCGTGGAGACACTGGATTTATTATTGGCGACACACCAATTACACTGCAACCAACTGCAACAGAACTAACAAACTGGAGCAACAATACTGGAGATTGGGCAGGATTAGGATTAGCAACAGCAAGTCCATACCTAGCAGTTTATTATCCAGCCGGCCAAACAACTGACTTATCTGGAAATACAGTTGTAGTTCCTGCAAGTCATGCGGCATTACGTACATATTTGTATAACGACAACGTTGCTTATCCTTGGTTTGCTCCAGCAGGAACACACCGTGGACTAGTAAACAACTTGTCTGATATTGGTTATGTAAATCAAGCTACTGGAGCATTTATACATAACGGTATCAATCAAGGTTTGCGTGATGCATTATATGAAATTGATATCAACCCAATTACACAACTTCCAGGAGTTGGTCTTGTAATTTGGGGACAAGAAACACGTAGTGGTGATTCAACATCACGTAACCGTGTTAACGTTGTTCGCTTAGAAAACTATCTAAGAAGAATATTGAATACAATTAGTAATGGATTCTTATTTGAACCAAATGACACTATTACAAGAAAGTCAATTGCAACTCAAATTGAAAGCGCACTAAACAATATTGTAAGTCATCGAGGCATTTATGACTTCTTGGTTATTTGCGATACAAGCAATAACACTCCAAGCGTTATTGCAAACAATCAACTTTATGTTGACGTAGCAATTGAGCCAATGAAAGATGTTGAGTTTATTTACATACCGATTGCCTTGTATAATCCCGGAACAATCGCAGCACTAGGAGCGACTTCTACTTAATAGAATCGCATAAATAAGAGTAATAGGAGAATAATATGGCAGTAGCATCGTTAAGTAAATTTACAGTACCGTTGGCAAACAATCAAAGTAGTGCCTCACAAGGTCTGTTAATGCCCAAGTTAAAGTATCGCTTTCGCGCTACTTTTGTTAATTTTGGCGTTACCAGCCCTACTACAGAGCTAACCAAGCAAGTGGTTGATATTAAGCGTCCAAACGTTAATTTCAACCCAATCACAATTGACGTTTACAATAGTAAAGTATATTTACAAGGTAAACCTGAGTGGCAAGAAACCACAGTTAACTTACGTGATGACGCAACAGGGTCGGTAAGTAGACTAGTTGGCGAGCAAATTCAGAAGCAATTTGACTTCTTGGAGCAAGCAAGTGCTGCATCTGGAATTAACTATAAGTTCCAATTAGTATATGATATACTAGATGGCGGAAACGGAGCTTCAATTCCAACAATTCTTGAACAATGGGAATTGGATGGATGCTTCTTAAGCCAAGTTGATTATGGTGAGATGGATTATAAGAGCAGTGATCCAGTTCAGATTGCTTGTACAATTAAGTTTGACAATGCTATCCAAACTATTGGTGGCGGAGTTGGTACAAGCGTAGTAACACAAACACCTGGCACCAGCATTAACTAAAAATTATCTTCTCCAACTAACCCGGAATAACCACCGGGTTTTTTATTGACTAAATATTAGTATGCCAACAATGATCCGCCAAACACCTAATCCATTTACTGATTTACCAGGACCTGCATTGCAGTCACGGTATGATGGAACATCAACATCAACGCCACCACCCAATGGATTTCAATTGCCGTTGGATAGTCAAGCACAAACACAAGCAACTACTCAAGTTCGACAAGTTCAAAATACACCACAAACAGTATTACGAGATTATCGACATGCTGCAAGAATTTTTGTTGATGGAAATTTCAGACTAAGTCCCAAATACAATTTTTTATTTTATGTAGAGTTTGACTTAAATCCATTAATAACAAACATATCAAATACTACTACTCAAGAATTGGGAATGATTGTTAAGAGTGTTAACTTACCAAAATATACAATTGGATTCAAAGAACACAACGCATACAATCGTAAAAATTACGTACAAAATAATATCAAGTATGATGCTGTAACTATTTCGTTTCATGACGACCAAAGCGATACTGTAAGAAGTTTTTGGTACGACTATTATAGCTACTATTATCGAGATCCTGATTACGCAGATGCTACATATACAGCACCAACAAAATACAATAGCCGACAAACTTTCGATTGGGGGTATACTCCACGACCAGCAGTGGGCTATAACCAAAGTGCAGCAAATCAACCCTACCAGTATATACAAGCAATAAGAATTTATAGTTTGTATCAAAAAAACTTTAGTGAGTATGAATTAATCAATCCTATTATTACCAGCTTTAAACATGGTGACCATGTCAACGGCGAACAAGGATTAATGAGTCATGATATGACTGTACAGTTTGAAACTGTAAAATACATGACAGGATATACTACAACTGGCACAGTTGGTGGCTACATAGATTTACATTATGATAACACACCAAGTCCTTTAACTGGAAGCGGTGGCACTCAATTAATTCCAGATGGAATGGGAGGTTTTAGTAATGCTCCGAGTACAATTACAGATTTAGCAAACAACGCTACAGATATTAACCCCAATTTACTATCACAACAAACATTAGCGGCAGCCGCAGTACTACCAAGTGTTGCTTATGCAGAAGCATTTGGCGGAGCAGTTGTTGCAATGAGTGGTGCCGGCGGAACTAACAATGGCGGATTAAGTATGCCAGCTTTAGGTAGCTTAACGCAAGGATTGACTAGTGGAGCAGTACTAGGAGCACAGTTAGCGGCAGCAGGTGTTGGCATTGCCGGAAGTGCTGCAACTTCGTTGGCCAATGGCGTAACTGGTGGCTTGGCAGCAGGTTTAGGCCCCAATGGTAAAAGTATATTGGCACTAGGTGCCGCTGCTATTGCCAACCCACAAGCAGTAATTAAAACTGCTGAGAACATGGTGGTAAGTGCTGCAACCAAAGCAGTAACTAGTGCTGCAAGTGCAGCCGTAAATACTTTTGTAAGCCAAACAATTACACCATACTTTAAAAGTATTGGACAAAGTATTAGTACCACTGTTAGTGGAGCTTGGGCTGACTTAACACGTCCGGCATTGCCTCCGCCAACTATTGCTGCTGATGGTACGGTCTCGCAAGCCTTGCCTAACGGCAATCAAATTTCTACTATTCCCAACGCCGATGGAACCTTTACGCAGATTACAGAAGATAGCAATGGCAATATCTTATCGTCGGCACAGTTGCCGGCAGATGCAGTCAATCCAGGTATACCTCCAGTAGACAGTGGCTATGTTGAATTAAGTAACCAATATCTTGATACCAATCTTGGCGCTTGGGCTGCTGACGTTCCACCAGTGGATACGACTATAGACATTTCAAACATTTCTGATTCATTATCTTAATATTATATGTCAAACATTCAAGCATCAACAGCAACAAACGTAACCGGTCCAGTAGCAAATCAAAGTGCACAAACTAATCCTGCACCACGGTACTTTAATAATTTTTATAGTGCACCATTTAATGTTAGCGGTAACACCAATGATGCAATAAATGCATTTTTTGAAGAGTATGCAGAAAATCCCGCAACCGCACAAACTCTAGCTGCCTCGGTATTATATACAGCACAAGCACAGGGTATAAATCCATTGACAGTTTTAGCACAGTTTCAAGCTCTGCCCAAAGGAGAGTTAAGTAGTTATTTGGTTGCATTTTTAAATAGCAATCGAGTTCCTACCAGCGTATTAGGTATAAGAAAAACGCTACAAACTAGTCCTTACGTAACCAGAACTATATTACTATGAGCAAATACGCCAATGGGATGTTTCAATTAACAAACCCAAGCAAATATGTAGGTAAAAAAGATCCACATTATCGTAGTAGTTGGGAACATGCAGTGATGCGTATGTTGGACAACAATCCCTCGATCCTGCAATGGGCCAATGAATCAATACATATAAATTATCGCAATCCCTTTACTGGCAAGCAAACAATTTATGTGCCTGACTTCTTTGTGATGTACACTGATGCAAATCAAGCAAAACACGCAGAACTTTGGGAAGTCAAACCCAAAAAAGAAACTACTCTAGAAAATGCTCGCAGTCCCAGAGACAAAGCAGCCGCAGTATTAAACATGGCCAAGTGGCAGGCCGCAAGAACTTGGTGTAGCGCACACAATCTTCAATTTAGAATATTGACTGAAGAACAAATTTTCCACCAAGGTGTCTCCAAATAAATAAGGTATGACTAAAAAATTAGAAACTTTGCTGAACCTCCCTTCAAGTACCGAAGATGAAGTTACGGCTCAGGAAGCATTGGATTTTATCAAAGAAAACGAAAACATTCTTGCCGAAGTAGACAGTGCTATAAGCAAGATAGATATTGCACTTCCCACAGTGCGTGATTTGGACACTGCCGATCAAGAGCTTGATGCACTAGCAGATTTGGCCAGAGACAAAGCAATAGACTTAATGGATTTGGGCATGAATATTGACCCACGTTTTGCTGGGGTTATAATGCAAACTGCCGGGGTTATGTTGGGGCATAGTATTACAGCAAAAACTGCTAAAATGGATAAGAAGTTAAGAATGATTAACTTACAATTGGCCAAAGCTAGACTTGATCATCAAATCAAGAAAGATGCCAAAAGCGGATCAGCTGATGCAGATGAGCCCATTGATGGCAAGGGCATTGTGCTAGATCGCAATGAACTATTAAAGCAAATCCTGAACAAGCAGAACAAATAATATTAAACTCTACTAAATATACAATATAGGATCATGACAATGAAACCATTCCAATCTTACGTCTTTGAATTGCAAAGACCACACGAATTCCGTATTAAGTTAGCCGGTGTCAATCCCAAAGGCGAAACTATGGACAAAATCAAAATGGCATTAGAAACTTACCAATTGGAAAGTATCAGTGCAGTTAAAAGTTTGCCAATTCAAGAGCACAGAGAATTTCCACAATGGGGCGGTGCTTGTGAGTGCTGGACATTTGATATTAAAGTTGCATATCCTGCAACCAATATTGCTATTATGCAGACACTAAAAGAACGTGCACAATTAAATCCAAGTTGGATGCATGTACGCAATTTACATGAAGCAGAATTTACTGAAGAAGCTGAATCAGTTGGACATGACCAAAAAGGTGCATTGCTTGATGATCCAGAATTAAAAGACGTTAAAGGTGCACAAGAGTTAGTTGGCCCGGGACGTGTTGCAAGCCTAATTGCAGAACTAGAAAAACATACACGCAAATTTGAAACTGCTGGCAGTGATTCTAATGGTGACAAAGTGTTTGAAAAAGGCACTACTAAAGGCACAACAACAAACGATAAAAAAGTCCCACAAGGAAATACTAGTACTATGGGCACAACAAAAAATAAACTGCAAGGTAAAAGAGGACAATAATAATGAGCCAAAACCACCCACACGATAACATTTATAATATTTTAGGTAAGTTGAAAGCTCTTGAGCCAACCCCTGCAGAAACTGTAAAAGCCAAAGCACAACAAATACGTGAAAGCGTAGATGCACAAGGCAGTATACTTAAAGGTTTACGTGAAGTAAGCGATGTTGAACAACGTTTATCACAAATGTTTGCTGAAACTAAAAAAGTTTCTGAATCACAGGGTATGTCGGAAGGCGATGACAACTACTGGGAAGAGATTCAAGACATAATGCGAAAATACGGATTGAGCAAACAAGAAGCTCTTGAGTATTATTATTATGAAAGAGATGATGCCAAAGATTGGAAAGACATGGAACGCCAAGATGCCGAAGATAATCGAGATGTAGCGGAATGCGCCATGTGTGAAGAAGGTACTTGTACTGAACACGGTGTAGCGGAAGGTCAAGCAGACCAAGTTAAAAATATTGTTAAGAAGAACGGTAAGCCCGTTGGCGAAATTGGCACGGATCCCGAAGCAAGTCCTGGAAATGGTAATTGGTATGTAAAACACTATGCGTCAGGGTATGATGTAGTAGGGTTTAATAATGCAGAAGAAGCATTAGCAGAATTAAAGCATTGTATGGAGCAAGGTGTGGCGGAAGGCACAATCCACAAAGGCACATACGGCACAAGTTATGATCCCAGCGACGAAGAGAAAAAAGACAAGCCCAAGCATGTACCCCGCAAGGGCGAAGCAGGTGCACGTAGCAAAGCAGAAAGACAAGCCGCAGGAGATGTTGCTCCCGATCTAGACACCAGTCGTTTGGGACCAAACCCTTTCTCACAAAAAGTTGTTAAACAACCAGACGTCTGGAAAGGACCAGTAACAAAGATCTCGGGCGCACGCAGCGATGACACAACCAATGCCGACGACACTGGCGATACTCCCGAACAACGTGCCAATAAATTAAAAGCCAAATTTAAAAAGACCGGAAAAATTGGCGAAACCAATTTGAGTCTAAGTGAAAGTTTAGCACGAGTAGAGCGTAAAGTAATACTTGAAGCCAACTTAAAAGAATTAACAAAACAACATCACATGACTATGGATGAGATGTTAGAGTGTTTACGTAACGATGCACAAGCCTATAAGACTCATGGTCACATGAGCTCCTTGTTACGTGACTGTATGGACATGCATACACACAACAAGAGTTATATGCCAGCATTAGCTGACGAAGGTACAGAAAAACCTGGTATGATGAGTCAAGTAGGTCAAGCAATTAAAACTGGTGCAAAACATGTAGCACATGGTATTAATAAAGTAGTAGGGCATCCATCAGATGACGAATTATTGGATCGATTACATCAAGACAGTGCAGATGGTCCAGACGCAATTGATCAACACTTTCCACGAGCTCCTGGTCAGTTCAATGAAGAACTACAAAAACTAGCTGAACTAGCTGGATTGACATTGGAAACCAATGATGGCGATTTAGCCAATAATTATCCTCCATACGATAAAGTAACACGAGGTGATGTTATTGCAGGACGTTTAGGACATGACCAAGAAGGCGGAAAAAAGGAATTTGATGAAGCCGATATGGAAGAGGGAAACCTGTATGCTTACAATGTTTTAAAAGCCAAACAAGCTGGAAAAACAAAAGCCGACTTAGATGGTGACGGAACATTAGATACAGTTAAAGAAGACCCAATGGCCGATAGCAATGATGTAGTTTCTGTAAACGAACTACGTCGCTTGGCCGGAATGCCAGTTGATGAAACCGGAGGTGAGGACGACTGGAATGATTCTTTAGACGGCGAGCGTGAAGATCCCAATGGTTGGGACGATGATTTGCAAGCCATAACAGATCAATATTGTGATTTGTATTATCAATCACACGAGGGGTACGGCAATGACAATGAAGATCCAGAACAATTTTTTGGCAAAATAGAATCACAACTACAAGCAATTGAGAATGATGTTGCTGAAAAATTTGGACCCGAAGCAGTGGCCAAAATGAAAAAAGCCGCAATGCATGAGTATTGGGGAAATGATCAAGATTTAGATGAAGCCGATGCTCCTGAAGCCGATGCTCCTGTAGTTGAGCCAAAAACACAACCAGTAAACAATGCTGAGCATAACAAGCATTATAGTATTAACACTATCGACAACGATGGCGAGGGCGACAGTGGACGCAAGCGCATGTATCCACCATCAGGCGGTGCTGCTCCGGGCGCAGACAACGGCATGACTGAACCTGCACGTAAAATGCCAATTAAAGATGGCGTTAAAGAAAGTGCACTTGAATCACGTTTGGCTGCTGAATACGCAAGTATTAAAAAGACAACACGATAATATTATTGTGCGGGGCAATCCCGTACAATAAATATTTGTCTGTGGACAAATCTCAACTTTCTCCTGTAGAACAAATTGAATATTATTTGGGCAAAGACCGTTTGCCCAATCTCCATTGGCGTCCAGAACTTCCGCATATTAAAACTATTCCACCAAGAACAGATGTACCTATTCCTTTTAGTAGAACATTTATGCTTGATGGCGTGAGCCATACAGTAAATAATCTTGGATACAGAGCCAATTATGATTATAATTTTAAAGAGTTAAAAACAAAAAAAATTATTTTGTTACTTGGTGACAGTGATACTTTTGGACGTGGTGTTGAATTTAGTGATTTGTATTCTACAAAAATGCAAAACAAAACCACATACCATGTGCTCAATATGGGAGTATCAGGTACTAGTAATGATGGTATGGCTAGAGTGGGAGTTAAAACGCTACTGGCATTACAACAATCAATTGAGCATGTATGTGTGCTTTGGCCAGTTCAATCGTTAAGAGAATTTGTTAGTAAACAGTTTGAGTCCGGAGTGCACAATTTATCAACTACTGTACCTTACCAAGATTGGTGGGAGCATATAGATTGGGTTAGTAATAATTATAACTATCAAAAGAATCGAATCTTACTAGAGCAAACAACGCTGAATGTAGGAGCCAAGTTCCATGATCTTATTATTAATCGCTATGATAAAAACTCTACAGTAACATACAACAGTTTTCAAAACAATGAAATTACAGAACTAACCGCAGACTCACATACTGCAATAGCCGAATATTTTTTACGTAAAATCAATAACCAACCCAGTTTATATCAATCAATGCAGTCGTAGTTTATATTGGTAAAACGCAACTCCACGTTGTCAAGAGGGTTCAACTCCCGCCCGACTGCTCCAATTGGTAAATATTATTATGAAACAATATAGAATAACCAGTGCCAACTTTGTTCCTCAGGGTGAAACAGGCGAGGCAGATGCTTATATAGATCCAAGCGAATTAAACGAGCTTAAACGTCTAGCCGGAATGCCAATTGTGGAAAATGGTGGTATGACCAGTAATGGCGCAGGCCCTGTTGGAGGCAATTTAGATAATGTTCCCCAAGCACAAGAAACTGGCATTACAAGTCCAGTAGGCAGTTTGCAACACCGATTGGTTAAAGAGCGCCGTCAATTAGAGCACGAATTTGCAGTTCAGCCTGGAACTGATATTTGGTTTATTATTAATTTTACAATGCCCAAAGATGGCAAGCAGTTAAGAGATTATGTTGAAAAATATCTCGAAGAAAACCCGGAGTACAAGCCTAAACTTGCTCCGGGCGCTACTGACACAGAATAACTCTATCGACTAGCAACCTTTTTATCAGTACCCAAGTATTGATTCCATGACTCTTGTCTAACAGTAAACGGCATTTCCTTCCACTTCTTGACTAGTGCATAGTAATCGGGCTTGTAGGGCTTGATACGGGGTAGGATGTTGGTTTTACTGCCTTTATTAAAGTTACAGGTCTTACAAGCAGTTACGCAGTTAGTCCAATTGGTCTTACCACCACTAACACGTGGAAGAACGTGATCAATTGTTAAGTCTTCAAAGTCGTAGACTTCATTGCAGTACTGGCATTGAAACAAGTCACGTAGGTACATGTTGTAACGACTAAAGCGCACACCCTTTTTAAAGTGAAAGTAGTCTTTGGTAACGCATACTGATGGAACATTGATGGTTAAATGCTCTGAACGGATCAGCCAATCCGGATAAGTTTCCAGCACATTGACCCTGCCCAAAAACATAAGTTTGATAGCATGTTGCCAATCTATTACACTCAATGGCAGGATTGAAATTGGTTCGTAGTTACTGTTGAGCAACAAAGTATCACTAATTTTGATTACCTCTTTTGGAAACGGTGTTAAATATACTTATATTATATAGTAAAAATCATTTATGAGCAAAGATTTAGAAACCGCAATTATCCGCAATCCCTATCAAAAAATGAGCATGACTGAGGAGCAGATTCTTGAGTTTGCTCGTTGTGCTGATCCTGTGACCGGTCCTGAATATTTTCTGACCAATTACTTTTATATCCAGCATCCTACCAAGGGAAGTATTCAGTATAAGCCCTACGAATACCAAGTACGCTTAATTGATGCGTATCACAATAACAGATTCAGTATCAGTCTAATGCCTCGCCAGACTGGTAAGACCATTAGTGCCGCAGGATACTTGTTGTGGTTTGCGATGTTTGTTCCAGATTCAACTATTCTTGTTGCAGCACACAAGTATTTGGGTGCACAAGAAATTATGCAACGTATCCGATACAGTTACGAGAACTGTCCGGACTTTATACGTGCCGGAGTTACTAGTTATAACAAAGGCAGTTTAGATTTTGAAAATGGATCAAGAATAGTAAGTCAAACAACAACAGAAAATACCGGTCGTGGTATGTCCATATCACTCTTATATTGTGACGAGTTTGCGTTCGTACGGCCCACTATTGCTAGTGAGTTTTGGACTTCTATTACACCTACATTGTCAACTGGTGGTAAGTGTATTATTACAAGTACCCCCAACAGTGATGAAGATCAGTTTGCACAGATATGGCGTGCCGCCAATGACTGCTTCGACGAGTATGGAAATACAACCACACTGGGTAAAAACGGATTTAGAGCTTTCTCTAGTAAATGGCAAGAAACCCCGGGACGTGATGAAGCATGGGCGGCACAAATGCGTAGTCAACTTGGAGAAGAACGTTTTAGACGTGAGATGGAATGTGAATTCATTATCTTTGACGAGACACTGATCAATTCGTTGCACTTAGTGGAAATGGCCGGCATTGAACCCATAGAACGCCAAGGACAAATACGTTGGTATAAAAAGCCTGAAAAAAATTGCACCTATGTTGTAGCACTAGATCCAAGTTTGGGTACTGGTGGAGACCCTGCAGGTATACAAGTATTTGAACTACCCGGATTAAAACAAGTAGCAGAATGGAGTCATAATAAAACTATTGTTCAAAGGCAAGTTGTTATCATGCAAGAGATATGCAAATACTTAACTGAGTTTGTTGGCCCAGAAAGCATATACTGGAGCGTTGAAAATAACACTCTAGGCGAAGCAGCATTGGTTGTTATTAATCAAATGGGCGAAGAAAACATTCCGGGTATATTTTTAAGTGAAAGTAGAAAGGTAAGTGGATCTCGTTGGCGTAAAGGATTTACTACAACAAACAAAAGTAAACTTGCGGCATGTGCTAAATTAAAAAGTCTAGTAGAAACCAAACGCATGAAAATTGCATCTAAGTTGCTGGTGTCTGAGCTTAAAAACTTTGTTGCTAAGGGGCACAGTTATGAAGCAAAACTTGGCGAACACGATGACTTGGTAATGGCAACGTTATTGGTAATTAGAATGATACAGTATATACAAGACTTTGATTCCAATGCCGATGCAGAATTGCGAGATAATATAGATGCTTTTGTTGAGCCAATGCCTTTTATAATGGCTTAGTATGCAACTAATAAACATTACCGATCGGCTATATCAAATTGAGAATATTTTACCAAACTCTCTAGTAACGCAACTGCTTGAATTAGATTGGGCGTCGATACCTTGGCGTCGTGGATTAAAACAAGAAACGTGGCCAAGACGTAATCTAATTACAACAAACATACAAATACTAGAACAAGTACAACAGTCAATTTGGGATCAAATTCCAATAATTGAAACACAATGTAATATAGAATTTGCAATAAAATATCCGCCAACGCAATGGTGGATTGACGAGCCAGGATTTGACGTTGATATACATACCGATGGAGAATTGCCCGGGGCCATACAATTATTTTGGTTCGGTGCAGGGCCCGAATGGGGCACAGTATTTTACAATAGCAAACAACCAACAGATATACTGTATCAATTTCCCTTTAGGGCTAATACAGGATATATGATGCTAAATGGCGCTAATTCTGACGGTAGCCAACCCCTACAGTGGCATGGAATGTTAAATAAAGTGCCCCAAAACACATACCGAGTTACAAGTTATACTAATTTAAGTAGCTATCACGCTAAATAACATTATGAGTACAGAAATTGAACCCGTTGCCGAAGAGTTATACGATAAGCTTCGTTCCCGCTTTGAAGTTAGATTGCTAGACAAATCTCAAAAGCCCATGAATGGAAATGAAGAAATCAAACCCGAAGAGGCAAAGTATTTTAACTTTATCTACAAAGATAGTTCTGGCCATAAATTTGGCACAGTGACTATTAGCCTGGCCAATGAAACAGAACTTGTATTAATGGTGCCAGAAGACATCACAAAAAGAATGAATGACGGTCAGCGAAAAGAATGGACTGAATTTTTAGTCAGCATGAGCAAATTTGCTAGACGTAGACCAAATTTAAAATACACAATTACAAACTTGGCCAAACCGGGACATGTAAAAAGTCAAGGCAATCAAGGTAGTGAAGATGAGGTTATAAACAGTAATGATGTTAGTGTAAATGAAAGTAAACTTTACGGCATTCCTGGTAGACCAAGACACAGTGTGGGCGAACATGCTGGTATTAAAATACGTGTTACGCACACAGAACCTCCTTTAGATGAAGTGCGTGGTGCAAGAACAAGACGTATTGAATCAATTTATTTAGAAACTCGTGAGGGAGAACGTTTTAAAGTTCCTAACAATTTGCATGCCGCCAAGGCCCATGCAACACACCTAGCCAATTATGGCAACCCATATGATAAAATAGGTGAGTGCATTAACAACATGGTTGAGGAAATGAACGCCATGCGCCGTTTCGTACGTTCAGCAAAACGCAATCCATTTGAAGATGCTGAAGCTGGAGAAATGGCACAACATGCCACAGACAGATATTACAAGATACAACATGATCTCAAGCGCATGACCAATCATGAGTTTTACGATGACTTTGTAAAAAATTATACTACTGAAGAGCAATTAGATGATGATGTTGATCTCGAAGAGTTACGCAACAGATTTAGCCGAAGAGTCTATGATAACAGATTAGATGATAGCTTAAAATATGTTTACCGCGAACACCTAAGACAAAAAGCACGTAAGTCAAATATACTAGCAGATGAATTTGGCGAGTGGGCCGAAAGCGTTGTGTTTGAAGATGATGGCGAAAATGATGTACTTGATGACCAATTACAGGCATTAAAGGAGTACTGCAAATCAGCTCAAACTGCCGGAGTCGACGCCATAGATGCCAAAACCGAACTAGGGCCTATGCTACAAGACTTACCCGGAGTAGATTGGTTGTTAGATGACTTAACAGAAAAAGCCAATAACACTCGTGGCCAAGGCAGTGATTACGATGCTAGACGATCAGTTAAAGTTTGGGCTCAAAAATATATGCCAGAATGGGCCAAAGAATTAGAGTATGGCGATCATAACATCGATGACGCCAGCACCAATTGGGATCAAACAGTTAGTCCATTACAATCACATCCAGATGATGAGTATGGAGCAACTAGCCTAGATGATCCAGTCACTGATCCCAATCTTCCAGTACATGAAGACAGTTTAGACTTCCTGCGCTTCTTATCTGGCATAAAGACTAAATAATCTGGCATAAAGACTAAATAATATATAATATATAATATATAATATATAATATATAAGATATTAAGGAATTAACATGGATCCAAAGTTTTTTAGAAAATACGCAGACATAATCACCGAAGCTGAAAAAGTTGATGAAGCTGGACCCCCAGGGTCAGAAAACTCAGCAATGCAATCTTGGATGAACTCACCGGTTACACGGAAAATAGAAAAAAAACGTGATCTAAGTCATTCCCAATCACTTCAGCCAGGACAAAATCCAGCGCGACCTAACCCAAATAACAAACCAACGCAAGAAGCCGAGCAAGCCACAAATGAAACCATCCCTGGACAAATTAAGTCGGCTGTAAAGAACCTAAGTTTAGCAACAGGCATTGGTTCTCGTGCACAAGCTCACCAGACTGCTGTTGGGGCACAACAGAAGAAGGCCAACGATGCAAGAAAAGAATATGATTTATATAATCCTCTAAGAATAGGGCACGACCCCAATGACGACGCTCCTCGAGCTGCCGCCAGCGCCGAACGAGTTAAGCAACAACGTAGACTAGAGAAACTACAGGCATTAAAGAAATAATATAAACCCAAAATTTGGCAAACACAAAAAGGAGAATTATTTCTCCTTTTTCCTTGACTAGGTATAAATATTATTATATAATGCGGGAGTGCATTGTATATTTAGGCACAAAAAAACATTAAGGCAGTACATTAAGGAGACTATTATGGCCATGACACTAGCAGAAATTCGAGCAAAACTACAAGCCAACGAGAACCGCGGTTCCGGCGGCAAATCACAAGGCGACAACGCCATTTACGCACACTGGAACATTCCAGAAAACACAACGGCTCGCGTAAGATTCCTCCCCGACGCAAATACAAAAAATTCCTTCTTTTGGGTAGAACGTGCAATGATTCGTTTACCATTTGCTGGCATTAAAGGCCAAGCAGATAGTAAAATGGTGAATGTACAAGTACCTTGCATGGAAATGTGGGGCGAGGCATGTCCAATCTTGGCTGAAGTACGTCCTTGGTTTAAAGACCCCAACCTAGAAGAAATGGGACGTAAGTACTGGAAGAAGCGTAGTTACTTGTTCCAAGGTTTTGTAAGAGAAAACCCAATTGGAGATGACAAGACTCCAGAAAATCCAATCCGTAGATTCATCATTAGCCCACAGATCTTTAACTTGATCAAGAACGCCCTAATGGATCCTGACATGGAGAACTTGCCAACTGACTACAGTGCTGGACTTGACTTCAACATCAAGAAAACTTCAAAAGGTGGGTATGCAGACTACAACACATCAACATGGGCACGTAAAGAAACTGCTCTTAATGCTGATGAAGCAGAAGCAATTGAAAAGTTTGGTTTATATGACCTAAATGACTTTTTGCCCAAGAAACCAACAGACGTTGAATTGAAAGTAATCAAGGAAATGTTTGAGGCCAGTGTAGATGGACAACCATACGATCCAGATCGTTGGAGTAACTACTACAAGCCTAGTGGCTTTAAAGGTGGTAGCGGTGTTGATGCAGATGCATTACCTGAAGCTAAACCAGTTGCACAAACTAAACCAGCGGTAGCAGCAGTGGCTCCTGCTCCAATGGAAGATGAGGACGACACTCCGGTGGCAAGTGCACCAGTGGTAACTCCTGTAGAAGCTAAACCTTCTACACAAAAAGCCGAAGACATTTTGGCTATGATTCGTAACCGTAAATCTACTACGTAATTTGTAGATACTTGTGACTAGACAGGGACTACGGTCCCTGTTGTTTACTATTATGAAATTAATTTGGTCCAACTCCGGCGACTATCTAAACCTAGATCCCTACAATTCTGAATTCTCAGAATACTATATGTCGACATTGTCGAAGGATAACGCAAACACATTTGCACCAATTAACTCTAGCGTAAACCTAAATTGCTATACTGAGTTACGTGACGCAATTAAAATAATCTCGGACCTATTAGTATCTAAATTTAAATTAACATATTTTGAAAAGTTTCTTAATTTAAATTTATTTGATCAAGCAGTCCTCAATGAGTTGCATCAAACTTGGGTATTGATAACGTTACAAAATCCTCGATTACTAACAGTGATTAGTAAAATAGACGATACGTATTTGTCAATTTGGAATCAAATCAATAAACAACTACACTCTATAGAAACAGATTTTCATATAGACTACCATTCTAATTACAAAGGATGGCAAACTCCTAACCCATATGGTGTTGAATTATTAAGTTTTGATTTTTGTCAAATATCAATTGCATTTTCTCAGCTTGGTAGAACTACGTTTGATAAATGGACTAATTTTGATCGAGACGTATCTAATCTTGATTTAAATAATTTTAACACAATTGGTGGAGAACTCTCGATTGATCTTAGACGATCATCATTAAAAAATGCGCCGTTAGAGTACGCAGAGTTTTGTAAAAACAAAAATATACCAATTGCTGGGGGCAGGTTGAATTTAGCAAACTTTACTAATTATGAAAAGAACATTGCTACTATAAAAGAATTGTTTATTAAAAATTTAAAAAATAACAACACAATCGCATTCAATGAATAATATAAAGTCAATTGCATTTGCATTAGATCCTACCAACGTTCCTAGTTTTTTATTAGACTGGGAAGTAACCAAGTTGTGTAATTTAGATTGTAGTTATTGTAGCACTGGTATAGAAGGTGGTCACGATAATACCACTAAACATCCACCACTTGAGGACTGTTTGCGTACAATTGATTTTATGTATGAATATGTTGACCATTACATGAAACACAAAAAATCAAGTCAGCGTAAAGTTGTGTTAAATGTATATGGGGGCGAAAGTTTATTCCATCCCAACATAGTAGAAATATTAACTGCCTGCAGAGAAAAACATAAAGGTTACGATTGGTACTTGACTATAACTTGTACAACCAATGGTATAGTGGGAAAAACCCAATGGAATCGTATAGTTACTCTTGTTGATGAGTTTACGGTTAGCTATCATGCAGAAAATATGCCTAAACAAAAGCAACAGTACAAAGATAATGTTTTATATCTTAAAGAGAATAATAAAAGATTTAAATGTGTTGTAATGATGCATAATAATGCTGAGTTATTTGCTGATTCAGAAGAAATAATAGAATTCTGTAAAACAAATGAATTGAGATATGTGGCCAAGCCACTTGACAACCATCAATTGGAATGGGCATATACTTCAGAGCAGTATAGCAAACTAAAAACGTTTTGGATTAGCAAAGTTCCAGAAAAGCAAAAATTAGAATACGTAAAAAGTATATCCAACGTTGGTACAAATGAAAAGGTGCTAAGTATCAATGAAGGTAGGCCCTGTTGTGGTGGCCGCAAGTTGAGTTTAAATAATGATTTAAAATCCAGCGTTAGCTTTGTGCCACGCCAAGGCTTTCGGGGATGGAGTTGTAGTGTAAATTGGTTTTTTCTGTTTGTAAGACAACTAGATGGTGCAGTATATACCAATAAAGACTGCATGACTAGTACCAGTGGGAAAATAGAACCACTGGGATATTTGAGCGATACCGCCAAAATACTAACAACTTTGCAAAATCAACTTGACAACAAGGCTATGCCTGTTATACAATGTGTTAAGGAGATTTGCATGTGTGGTTTTTGTGCACCCAAAGCAGAGAATAAACAACAATTTTTGGAACTGATTAACCGAAATGTTCCAGAAAATATATTTCAACATTAAGGAAAAACATTATGGGAAAAGCATTTGACGTAAGTAAATTTAGAAAAGGTATTACCAAAAGTATTGATGGTATCAGTATTGGATTTACTGATCCGACAGATTGGATTAGTACAAACAACTACGCATTAAACTATCTTATCTCGGGCGACTTCAATCGAGGCATCCCCATGGGCAAGGTCACAGTTTTTGCAGGTGAATCGGGAGCAGGTAAAAGTTTTATCTGTAGCGGAAATTTAATTAAAAACGCACAAGCCCAAGGCATTTATGTTATTCTAGTTGATACAGAAAACGCACTGGACGAAGCATGGTTACGAGCACTTGATGTGGACACCAGCGAAGACAAACTGTTGAAACTCAACATGGCCATGATCGATGATCTAGCCAAGATGATCAACGACTTTGTGAAAGAATACCGAACCATTCCCGAAGGCGATCGTCCCAAGGTACTATTTGTTATTGACAGTTTGGGTATGTTGTTAACTCCCACCGACGTCAATCAATTTGCTGCCGGCGACTTAAAAGGTGACCTAGGACGTAAACCCAAAGCACTTACAGCTCTGGTACGCAATTGCGTCAACATGTTTGGCGATTTAAACATTGGTTTAGTTGCAACCAATCACACATACGCAAGTCAGGACATGTTTGATCCAGATGACAAAATCTCTGGCGGACAAGGTTTTATCTACGCAAGTTCAATCGTAGTTGCAATGCGTAAACTCAAACTAAAAGAAGACGAAGATGGTAACAAGATTTCAGAAGTTAAAGGTATTAGAGCTGCTTGTAAGATTATGAAAACACGTTACGCAAAGCCTTTTGAAAGTGTGCAAGTCAAGATACCATACGAAACAGGTATGAACCCATATTCCGGACTAACTGACTTAATTGAAAGGAAAGATCTTTTAAAGAAAGAAGGTAACAGTTTGGTATATACTACTGTTGATGGCGAAATCATCAAGAAGTTCCGCAAAGGTTGGGAACGCAATGATGATGGATGTTTGGATCGAGTAATGGCAGATGTTACGGCTCATCCACACGTACTGTCTAAAACTACATTGGTTGAAAAAACAGAAGAGGAAGAAACAGAATGAGTATTGAAGTAGATGTACTAGGCGAGACCTATACTATTTTAAAACAGTATATTCCCGTTAAGGATAGACAAGAGGCTGCGGACAATTTAATGAGCGTACTAGTAGATATGTTAGGCGACATTGACTTACAAGAGTTTGGTGCAACTGATAGTAATCTAAAGAAAGCACTCAAAGAATATGTTATGGAAGAAGACGACAACTATAACAACGAAGACGAGTAATGTGGTACAATAAGGTAGTTGCCAATCTTGGGGAAATACCTGCGTTCATTGACTATTACGACAGTGAACTCATTATGGCCAAAAACGAGATCAAAATCCAAGGCAATGTTGAACGTGCACTAAGCAACTTGCCCGGCGTTACTGAACATAGGTTTAACCAGCTACAAGAAATTGAAGCGGTATTGGAATACTTAAATATACAGTTACGCAAGATTCGGCGCAAACATTTTCAAAAGTATTTAGAAGCATACGCCAGGGCATTAACCAGTAGAGATGCAGAAAAGTATGTAGATGGTGAAGATGAAGTAATTGACTTTGAAACCATTATCAATGAAGTAGCATTACTTCGTAATAAATGGCTAGGAGTTATGAAAGGCATAGAGAGTAAAAACTTTATGCTAGGACACGTGGTTCGTTTAAGAACTGCGGGCATGGAGGATGTGGTAGTATAATGGATTGGCGTGAACGTGCAGATGAACTACTGGCCGAATACGAGGCCTGTTGTCGTGCTCGCCCATATCACAATGCTCTTGATGTCGAGATAGCAAAAGAAAGTTGTGCAACATGGGCTAGTCATTTGGCAACACAACGTGCCTGGGGCGAGGAAAACGACATAGCCGAAGCCTGCTATCAACTAGAACCCCGCTTAAAAAAATTTAAAGAAACAGTAGTATTGGATATATTAACAGATGGCACTATTTAAAAATGCATACGACAGTCACCAGCATAGTTTAGAAGTATTAAACACAATCTATGGCTATGATAGTTTTTTAGATAGTTTAAGTGTTATTGCTGATATGGGATGCGGCGGAGCAATGGATAGCAGTTGGTGGGCAACGCTAATGACACGCGACGACCCACCAGAGCCACGTAACTATTTGGTTTATGCAGTAGATCAAGATGTCGGCAAAATTGAACCCGACATATTGGCACTTGAAAACATAAAAGTACTACAGGGCGATTTTGAAGAAAGAATCATACCCAGAGATGTAGATTTGATTTGGGCGCATGATGTTTTTCAATATGCCCGAGATCCATTTAAGTGTTTGCATGCCTGGCGAGAAAGCATGAGTCTAAACGGCATGCTAATAATGAGCATACCGCAGACAACTTATATGCATAACAACAGATTAATAGTTTCCAATCACAGTTATCAATATTATAGTTACAATATATTAAACATAATGTATATGTTGGCTATCTCGGGATTTGACGCAAGAGATGCTTACTTTTATAGAAAGCCCAACACACCATGGTTATATGCCGGGGTTTATGCAGCCGCAGAGCCACTAGAAAGCCATGTTAGCTGGTATGAACTAGCCGAGCGAAGACTTATTAACGATAGTGTAATAAATAGTGTAAACAAGTATGGATATGCTCGTCTAGAGGATGTTGTTGTCAGCTGGTTTGACAAGAACTTGTATCAAATTAAAGACTAAATATATTACTATGCGATTTTCAGAAATATTAGAACACATACAACTAGACGAAGCACAAGGTGGAATGGCCAAACGCTACCTTGAAACACAAAAAGGTCAGGCAATTAACTTTGTAGACGCACAAAAGAATCGTTACACTATTGCCAATGTAACTGTATTTCCGGACGCAAGTACTCCCAATATTCCAGTCAGTGATCTAGGCCAACTGTTAAAAGACACTGCTAAGAAATTAAAAATCGATACCAAAACTATTCAATTTACAAATCCAATTCCTCAAGATCCTAACAAATTAGGTGCAGGTATTCTAGTAGTAATGCAAGACGAGCATAAACAGTTGCACAGTTTCTTTAGATATGAATCAAAACGCAAACCTGATGCAATTGGCATACACTGGAGTCCTACTGATTTTGCACAATCCACTGGCATTAAATGGGAAGAAACTCGCATGAGTGGCAAAGGAGCAGAGAAAACCGAACAAGTAATTGCTCGCGTAGAGTTAAAGCCTCGTTTCTCAGTACCAACAAATACTCGTATTCCTATTGCACAAATACCAGAACAGTCAGCTGGTATGCTAGGCAAGGAAGTGGCATTTAAAAAGATCAAACGTGATGCATTTGAAGCAAATAAAGTAGATTTATTCAAACAATTATTAACCAATGCACTACTAGGTAGCAATGCAATGGTTCCAGGATTGGCTCCATATGAACGTGATATTCGTGTTGACTTTGGCGAAGTAGCAAGTCCACTAGCGTTGGCATCGGGTAAGAACGTTGGTGGAGACTATGTTAAAGTACAAACCGATTTGTTAAAAGAGATGGGGGTTACTTGGAAAGGCATTACCGCAGTTAACTATCCCGAGGCACAAAACGAAGCATTATTTGATAGCATTTTGGTTTGGGGAAATGGTGAAACGCTACGTGTGAGTAATAAGGCCGAAGGCAAAGGCGGTGCTGCTAGTTTGTCAAGTATTATTGAAGTTATTGACAAGTACCCCGAGCGCTTTAGTAGTGCCAAAGATCAAGCATTACTAAATGGAAAATATGCAAAGTTTGTTAATATTATTAGAGATTTAGTTGCAGTAAGCCCCGCTTGGAAAGGTGTTGTGGCCGCAGCAAAGAATCTAAAATTCATTGATGCCAAAGACGAAGAGATAATCATTGGTTACGCAGAAAACCGTATTACTCGTGGCACAAAGGGATTAACACCTAGATTAATAAAATACCTTAAAGATCCAAAAGTAATGGCTGCAAAAACAGACGCACCTGACTATGGTGTTTGCTTTCACTTACTAGGAGCAATGGCACGTTTGGTAGTGGGCTATTTGAACCAAGACGTTGAACTAAGCACAGAGTTTTTTAAGTTTGTGCTAAGCCGTGCTAACCTGATTCAAGTAAACCAATTTACACACAATGACGGTCAAGGTGGAGTGGGGTGGAGCAAATTTGATGTTAAATGGCCTCCTGTGTTTAATACCAAAATTAAATTTAGCGCCAGTGATTACCAAAGTAACAAAATGCCAACATCTAGATTGGCTTTTAAAACCTAAAAACTTGACCTAGTCATACTCTGAGCGTATACTTAACTGTAACAACTTTTCAAGGACAAAAAAATGGACATGGATCAAGCGAGTGTATTCTTGGCAGGGTCAATATTAACCGGTTTGGGTTTTATTGTAATTGCTATAACAGTGCTAGTAATAAACAATTTATTGGCAAAGTATTGGAGACCAGTTAAATGGATTCGTTACGAAGAACTACCACCAAGATTTATAACCACCGAAGAAGTCAAAGCACAAGATCCTCCAATTGACGCCAAGTGATAACAGTACTCTTTAGAAAATTACTTGGTCCTAGTAGTGCAAGAAATACACTACTAACCGCAGTACTTGATTTATACAATCTCCCCTATCAAATAGTTACAACACCTGCAGAGATCGCAGGTGATTGTGTTATCACGGATTCTTTTGTAGAACAAATATACAGTAATGATGGCGAGTTTTGTAAACAAATAATAGATCAGTGTGCAAGTCTAAACATTCCTATATTGTTTTATTATCCTAGTGAATGTGAAAGTACTTTAAGCAGTAGTTACTATCCTACTAGGGACTATGTAAATGAACGTATACCAATTGGCTTGGTCAAGCAAGGAAATAGAACTGTTGAGGGATTTAGTGAGTATAATCTAGACAAGTATTTTGTATATCGACTAACCACCGAGTTCAATCGTGCAAGATTAAAATACACTAGCGACAAGATCAACTCAGAGCCCAAGTCCTATAAGTTTTTATTTTTAAATGGCACACGTAGACCAAATCGCGAAGAGATGTTTGATCGTTTAAAAGAACTAGATTTATTAAAATACAGTATCTATAGTTTTATTGACTATCGTATACCTGACAGTAAGCCCACTGATATAAAACCTATAATAGACTGGCCTAATCCAAACATACATGAGGACTTTAGATTTGAAAACTTTTATCCTCCTCACTTTTGGAATACAGAACTTACTTTGGTATTAGAAACTGCTCCTACAGAAACTTTTGTAACTGAGAAAACCTTTAAGCCACTGCTAGTAGGGCATCCGTTTATTGCAGTAAGTGGACAAGGACATTTAGCACATCTTCGTAGACTTGGATTTAAAACATTTGCAGGTGTAATTGATGAAAGTTATGACTTAAGCGAATGGCCTGGCGAACGTCTAAGAATGGTAGCAAGTGAACTAGAACGTTTGTGTAAAGACAACGTAGAACTAATAGAATCAACACGTGAGATAAGACAACATAATAGACTTAATATGTACAAGTTAAGTGAGGAAGTCTATTGGGACTTGTATCAAATTATTGTTACTGCCTTTCCACAATACAAAAATGAATTGTACATTGACTTGCCCGATCTTTCGGTAGAAACTTTTACAAAATACGTTTAATCAATATCCCCCAACAGTTGGATTAGACATACGTTCTAAGACCCATGCCAATTGACTATTAAATTTTTCACCGGACCTATCTTTATACCGATCAATAATAGGTGTTGGATCTGGAAAAGTTGGGGCAGTCAGCCAATAATTATTAAAGCCAGTTTCATTGTACAATTCATCTATTAGGTTTGTTAGTAATGTTGGGGTCCATGTATAAATTTCGTCTGCGTTCCTTACAAAATAAGTTTGTTTATCTAAATGTAAAAAATCATTTATCTGAACATCATCATTTTTCTCAGTTTTAGTACGCCATGGTAGTATAATAGAGGGAATCTTTAGAGCATGAGCAACATGGCACATACCTCCTTCATATCCTATAACAAAATCACATATTTCATTTAGAACAAATATTTTATTTTCTATAGATATATCTTTACTATCAATTATAAATGGATCGTACCCGGCTGATTGTACAAGATCAATTATAAACTGATAAGTAGATTTTGAGTGAAATTTTACAAACGGATACTCGTCAATTTTGATATTGTCTATTCTTTTAAAAAAATCTGAATCCTTTACATGTTCGCCATTATTGATTAATATAGCAACACCCTTTTTTCCTCGACGCCCAATTGGAAAATTTTGATTGAATAATTTTATGTGATCTGTTTGAACATATCTACTGAATAATTTAAAACTTTCTAAAAATCTTGGATGCGGGGGATTTACAAATAATTGACAATAATTATCCACTGTAAGAGTGATTCGATTATCAATATCAAAAATGCTTTTCCATTTATGATAAAAAGAATCACTGGAAGTTGTAATATGAACAGGCTCATCGAGACTATTAAATAGCGACATAGCAATAAGCGTATCGCCTATAGTATGTCCGCCTCGTTGAAAAACATCAATCATACAGGTATTTAGTAATTAATTTTTCCTATTAGTCCCATAAGAATATATTTGGTAAAATCCTATTAAATTGCTTGATTTAATTAGTAAATACTATTACAATAAAAACATTAGTGAAAACACTAATAAGTTTTCAAATAACATTTAAAGGAGAAAATTATGAAAACAATCGGAGATAAATTAACACACTTTGCAGTAACAGGCGTCAAGCCCGGACAACCAGAAGATGCTTTCTTCACAATCAACGAAACCAGTTTCGAAGGCAAATGGAAAGTTATTGTGTTTTACCCAAAGGACTTTACATTTGTATGTCCTACAGAAATTGTAGCATACGATAAATTGAATCAAGACTTTGCGGACCGTGATGCAGTATTGCTAACAGGTAGTACAGACAACGAGTTTTGCAAATTGGCATGGCAAAAATCACACGAAGACCTAATCAAGATCACACACAATCAGTTCGCTGATACACAACGTGGTGAATTAAGTCTTGCTGAACAACTTGGTGTATTCTATGCTCCAGCCGGTGCTGCACTACGTGCCACATTCATTGTTGACCCAGACAACACAATCCAACACGTTACTGTAAACAACTTGGACGTGGGTCGTAGCCCAGAAGAAACATTGCGTATTTTAGACGCATTGCAAACTGGCGAATTGTGTGCATGTAATCGTGTAGTAGGCGGGGAGACTCTATAATATGGCATTCATTGATGCAGTAAAGTCAGCATTGCCTGACTATGCCAAAGATACCAAATTAAACATGGATGCGGTGCTACTACGTAGTACCTTAGATGCAGATGTGGCTATGGGATGTGCAGTGGCCGCCCTGGCCGCTACTGGTAATGGCAAACTGTTGGCAGTACTACTAGCAGATAATCCAGTATATGCCGAATCGGCAATGACTGCGGCAAGCCTGATGGCAATGACAAACAGTTGGTACCCATATGTTGAAATGGCTGACGATGCTAACCTAACTGGATTGCCAGCACAGTTACGCATGAACGCTATCGCTAATCACGGTGGAACAACTAAAAGCAACTTTGAAGCATTTAGTTTGGCTGCAAGTATTGTTGGCAAATGCGAGTTTTGCGTAAAAGCCCATTACGATGGTTTGAAAACTATGGGTTATACTGTTGAACAGTTGAGAGACATCGGCAGAATAGCGGCAGTAATGAATAGTGTAGCAAAGGTGTTGAATAGTTAAAAAGCAATAGGATAAATTGTTGCGTAAAAACAACAATTTATCCAAAAGACTTTACAACAAATCATAAATAAACTACAATAGAAACATGATGAAACATATTATTAAACATTCGCAACTACAACTGATAGCCAATTTAGGCGGGGCAGCCTATTGGTCACAGTTTAATGCGATGCCTACATCAATTAATAGTGATCGTGAACCAGGAGAGGGTTTAAGTTAACGTATAATACCAAATCATATTTTAACTTAAACCCTGGCTTAAACCCCCAGGGTTTTTTAATGAAGGAAAGAAAATGGGAACAGAGAAAAAGAAATTAAAAGAGCATACGCCTTCTGTTCTAACACCAGAACAAAGGTTAGCTTTATTAGAAGCCAAATTAAAACGTGCCATGGCTACAGCTAGGGCAATTGCTGAGCAAGCAAAACGTTTATAATTTGGCAAAGAATGTTATAGGAAACGAGGTCCTGAGATCATTAAAATCTCAAACGGGCGGACTGCAGGATGAATCCCACAAGGAGAAAAATTGCAGGCTAGGGTATAGCTCTAGCATATCCTCTTACAAGAGGGTATTCTAAAACACACCAGATGACAATTCCTGGGGGCAATGAGAGCCCACTAAGGCAGGCACGGCGCCCGTGACAACTGGTGTGTTTTAGAATACAACACCCAGACGAAAAACGCCGATAGATTGATAAACTATGACGGGGCAGTTCGCAAGATAAGTGTTCCAACTGTGGTGTTGTGTTACCCATTGGGAAGTGTGGCAGAGCCTGGCTTAATGCGTTAGTCTTGAAAACTAAAGACTCGAAAGGGTCCGTGAGTTCGAATCTCACCGCTTCCACCAAACAATAAATACTGCTTCAACAAGGATAAAATATGCGAATAGCAGTATGCATGAGTGGGCATTTTAGAGATTACGAAAAAAAGATTGACAAATTTTATGAAAACGTAGTTGGCAATCATGATTGTGATTTTTTTGTTCATTCGTGGCAAGACAGTTTGGGTTTTTCAATCAATGGCACTAGGCCCGATTTATCAGCTGAAGATTTTATTAGAATTGGAGGTTTTGACAAAACATCACCTCCGTGCGATACGTCAACTGTAGTGGCTAGATTAAAACCCAAGAAATATCAATTTGAAACCTATAGCGAAGTTGAACCCAATATCATTTCTGAAGCTGCTTATTACACAAGAATTCATCATTATGATAAGCCTATTAATTTAACTTCTATGCAGAGAAAAATCTATTTGTGTGATTTGCTGAGACGCGAATATGAAACAGAAAACAATTTTAAATATGACCTAGTAATACGTACCAGACCTGATCTCACATTCGATCAAGCTATAGATTTTGATAAATTTGATCTTTCTAATTTGCATACACCTACTGAAGTGTCTTACAACATTATATCAGATGTTTTTGGGTTTTCCAATAGCGAGATAATGACTACGTATAGTAATTTGTATATCAATTTAAAAAATTTACATGATACAACCAATATTATGTTTAATCCACATGAGCTATTGTTAGGATGGATAAAGCAAAACAATATTGATTTTCAACAACACACTTTTGGTATTGTTCTAAGATAATGAGTATGACTAATATATTTTTAGATTATCCAGGTTTTATACAAGATGACGTAAGAACTGCTTGGGCAAATAATACACAAGGGCACTATAACGTCAATGCAGAATTTCAATACAGAAGATTTAGCATAGCATTACCACCAGAAACAGTTAAAGGTAAACGAGTAGTAGACCTTGGGTGTTTAATTGGTGGAGCAGGAGCTTGGTGTTTGGCCAATGGTGCTGCTAGTTACACTGGAGTAGAGTTGCAACGGGAATTTACAACTCCTGCCCAAGTTAACTTTGCCAAGTACTTTCCCAATGCCAATTGGCAAATACTAGAGCAGTCTTTTACAGATTTCTTTAACACCAATACCGAATCATATGATATAGTAATTGGTTATGGTATAACACATACAGACCTAGATGTGCATAGTCTATTGAGAAACATTGCAAACTTGGATGCTGATGTAATTGCTATGGATTCTAAAAAGCCACCGCTGATAACCAAAGTATTACCATCGTTGGGGGTAGATCCTGAGCTAATAGAAAAAATTGATCAATTGAGTATAATTGAATTGTTTGACTTTGGTATGTTGTCATCTGGACCTAAAAGATACGATCACAAGTCTCCACTAACAACTAGTGGCGCACTGGTTGACATATTTAATAGTTTAGGGTATGGTGTGTATACAAGTTACACAGAAGAACTTAAAAAATACTTTCCGGACGTTTATAGTGGCCGTTATGCAATTAACTTTCAAAAGGGCTCATCAAGTTATAAAAACTTTGAAACTGTATACGCAGAAGCCAACAAATAGTGTTGTATTAAAACAACATTGCGTTTGTGCATTAATGACATCAGTACTATAATAGAACTAAGTTAAGAAATTAACAAGTTTAATTGATTAGCAAGTTGTAGTATAAAAACAACACCAAATTTGCAAAGAAATGGTAAACAGTTTATAATACATACATGTTAAGCGATTAACAGTAACAAATGATAGAGTTAGTTACTATGTTCATTAAAAAATTATTTAAGTAGTGCTAGTTTTGCTTTGCAAGAAGCACTACTTTAAAACACATTTGAGGTTACCTACCCCGTTAGGTTCTCTAGGAGAGGAGCAAGGGTGCCGACTCACGCAATCCTAGGGCAACATGAAACAGAGCAGTAATGCTTGGCGATAGCGACGGACCGGTAGGCAGTAATGACGAACTGAAGTCTGTGTAGACGGTACACCGGGATGTCATCGAGCGTAAACCCCTATTAGGTAACGAACGGGTTGTGAGACGACAGAGGGGAGTTCCTCAAGTGTTTTTTAAAGTAGTTGAGACACTAGTTCAAATCCACTGGGAATAAAGAGAGAAGTGAGTGGTACTCTCCAACTACTACAATTCGGGTCTCATAGTATAATGGTCAGTATAGCGGCTTGTCACGCCGTTGATAGGAGTTCGATTCTCCTTGGGACCGCCAAAGTTTTTGTTCCGATGTTTCCACGCTCGGGGTAGCACCCCGAGGTTCACGCTGAGATCGCAACTCAGGGCAGTGAGAGTGCAACGCACTTCAGTGAGAGAGGTTAGATTCCTTCTGGAGCACCAAAGTTTCGTGGCATTTACACAGTCACCAAGATAGTGTATTGTAAGTCCAATCTAATCGGCATCGTTCGTCTAGAGGCCTAGGACACGACCCTTTCACGGTCGGTACACGAGTTCGAATCTCGTACGATGTACCATACAAGGAAGTACGGCAGAGTTGGTGAGCTGCGGCGGACTGTAAATCCGTTCTGTAATGGTGAGTTGGTTCGAATCCAGCTACTTCCACCAATCGTTAGTAGTTATTGATAAGTGTTTGAGATGAACATGGGGTATCGTGGATTGATCATCCACTATGCGGGCCTAACTGGCGTGGAACAGGTCCTGACACAACCCGCCATACGCTGTTGCCGGAAACGATCCGACGCATAAATTGGCACTCAAGCACTTTTCAATAGTCGCTATAGTATAATGGATAATATGCCGTGCTACGAACGCGGTGATCGTGGTTCGATTCCATGTAGCGGCACCAGGCAATGGAGTTGTTAGTTTAGTGGTAAAACCGCGGGTTGTGATTCCGCTATCACGAGTTCGATTCTCGTACGACTCCCCAAGCAGTTAAATATAGTATACTAAGGAGTATACTATGACAGAAGAACAATTAATTGAATTTTTAACAAATAACTTAACACTTCAGGTAGTTAATAACCCCGATCCTTACGATTGGAATGATGTGTTTACTATTAGTTTAAATTTAAATGGCAATACAATAAGTCAAATCGTTTTAGACATAAACGATGGACAATAATTTGGGGGTGTAGCTCAATTGGGAGAGCGACTGGTTTGCAACCAGTAGGTCGCGGGTTCGATCCCTGTCACCTCCACCAGAATACGGAGACTTGGATGAGTGGTTTAAATCGGCACCCTGCTAAGGTGTTGTATATAGTAATATGTACCGAGAGTTCGAATCTCTCAGTCTCCGCCAAATTTGACAGTAAATGATGTTACTGTTACAATAAGAAATCAGTTGGGGGTTAGTTAAATGGTATAACAGCGGATTTTGATTCCGCTATTAATGGTTCGATTCCATTACCCTCTGCCAAAGTTTGTTAGTCGTTAAAAGGAAAACATTATGAAAGACACTGCTAAACAGTAGTGTCAATCTTGATCCCGTATTGGTCAGGGTTGGCACATTAAAGAACTCTTTAATATAGTATTAAGACATTAAAGAAACTTTTAATACAATCAACCCTCTGTAGCGCAATTGGTAGCGCAACGGACTCTTAATCCGCTGGTTGGCAGTTCAAATCTGCCCGGAGGGACCAAATTACGGGCTCGTAACTTAAAAGTAAAGTATCGGACTTTTAATCCGACTAAGAAGGAGCATTACCTTCCGGGCTCACCATATAAAAACACATTCATTAAGGCATCCGGTACGAAAGTAAATTTAGCCGAATGTGTTTCTATATGGTAATATAGCATAGTGGCTAATGCAGTTGCTTCATACGCAACCTATCGTTGGTTCGAGTCCAACTATTACCACCAAGTTAAACGAGCGCATTACTTAATGTCGACAATACACCCAGTTGTTGTGTTGTTTGTGGCGCAGATACATTGCGATGTTTGAGTGTTTGACTCATTAAATTAATAAATTTTGCTCTTAATTCGCTTGAATGTTGGGTATTTTTAATTGTGCTGACAAGATTTAATATAAAAGTTTTTTGTTTATTTGTGAGAGTATATTGCTCAAATTGAGCTTGTATAACTTGTTCTAACAACACTTGCTCGTCAGGTAACAAAATACCCCAACCTAACCAATTGGGTTCAACTAAGTTAGTTACCCTGGTAGGCTTTCGGTGCCGATTGCACCAATCTAGAGTTGGTATTAAATTTTGTATGTTAAGAGGTTGTGCAACAAAATGAAAATTAATATTGGCTTGTTTTAAACTTGCGATTAATTGTGCAACATTGTTGCTAAACTTTTGCCAATTAGCAGGATAGCGTAAAAATTCATAAGAAGTTTCAAATCCATCAATGCTGATTTGTAATTCTAATTGTTTTAATTGAGTGAGTTTGTTGAGTAATTTTGGTTCTAGTACAGTTGCATTGGTAACTATTCTACAAGGTAAATTGCGTTCTAGTATAAAGTCTAAAAGTTCTAAATTGCCTTTAGCAAGAAAAAATTCACCACCAAGAAAACTAATAGACTCAATGTTTGCTTGTTCTTGTAATATAGATAAACATTCTTCACTTAGATCAAATTCTCCTGTTTGATGGTTGTTGAATATGGGTATTTGTCGTCTCTCTTGTGCTAGTGCAGAACTAGATTCTGAATTGCACATAACACATTTAAGATTGCAAATATTGCTAGGAAAAATTTCATATCTTACTAGCTCAGTACTCGCAAGTGAGTGATTAAATTGATTTCTATAACTAGTTTGATTTGATTGTTCCTGAACTCGACACCGCTGACATCCAGTGGGCCAATCAGTTGCAGTTAGTAAACTTTGATATTCACTGCTCGAATAGTATTCGTCAAGTGTTTGATAGTTTTGCGTAGTCTTGTATACGCAACAAGGAAGAATCCTTGTTCCAGTATCATGATTGCCAACTATGCGAATATTATTGCGAATTGCAGAACAGTGAAATGTCATATGAAAATATTTATAGATTAATGCTAGTCATTAATTTATTACCAGTTTCGGGATAGACGGCGCGATGAGTCCCTGAAAGTCTTAGCTGAAGGCGGCTTCAGTGACACGTCAGTAGACAGAAGGTAGCGTAAACTCTTGCGTTCGAGACAAAGACTAATCTTCTACACTGGGAAGTGGCGGTGTAGTCCTCTTTAGATTGGTTTCCCGAAAATCTCGATCTTGTGGAGGTGGTGCATCTGGCACAAACTCTGCAGGAAGACAGTTAAACATCCGTTGTCGATAAGGTTGTTTACTGAATTTGTAGAGTACTCGAAACTCGTCGTAGATGTCTTCCATACAGTATTTATAGCCTCATAGCTCAGTTGGTTAGAGCAATGTGTTGATAACGCATAGGTCCTCTGTTCGAGTCAGAGTGAGGCTACCAATTTAAAGTTGACAACAAATGAGTTGTCATATATAATATAGAATATTCCCTAGTAGCTCAGCTGGTAGTAGCGTCTGACTGTTAATCAGAAGGTCCGAGGATCGTGCCCTCGCTAGGGAGCCAAACAAGTCAGTTCCCGGATGACTTTAAGAATGCGGGCTGCTCAATCGCCAACGGAGCGAGCGTAAGGTAACAGTTGGAAGTATTTCGCCCCTATAGCTCATTCGGTAGAGCAACTGATTTGTAATCAGTAGGTGCCGTGTTCGAATCATGGTGGGGGCACCAAACAATTATGTGGATATACATTGAAACTTTTTTATTAGTATTTGCAACAGACATTCTCTATACGTATTATCTACGTGCAGTTAATGCTGATCGTGCAGTACTGGCAAGTTTTTGGAGTGTGATGTGTACGTTCACGGCTAGTATAGCAGTAATCAACTATACCGAGAACCATTATACGTTAATTGCAAGTTTAGCCGGCGCAGGTGCTGGCACATATTTTGGAATGAAGTTTAAAAAGAAATAACCGAGTGTAGGATAGCCTGGTTCATTCCGCCTGCTTTGGGAGCAGGATGTCGCAAGTTCGAATCTTGCCACTCGGACCAACAACAAAATGCGAGTGTGGCGGAATTGGTAGACGCACCGGTTTTAAGCACCGACGCCGACGGCGTGAGAGTTCGAATCTCTCCTCTCGCACCATACACCACTGTAGTCTAACTGAATAAGGCACCGCTCTTCTAAAGCGTACGATGTGAGTTTGAATCTCGCCGGTGGTACCATTTATCATAATTTGCGACTATAGCATAGCGGTAGTGCCGCGAACTCATAATTCGTACGGGGGTGGTTCGAATCCACCTGGTCGCACCAATTGCAACTTTAGCTGATGTGGTCATAGCACCCCGTTGAAGCCGGGAGGAACCAGGTTCGATTCCTGGAGGTTGCACCAAATAAATACTTGATGTGGCGACCAATGCAATATCAAGATTTAACCGAGGTTTTCCAAATAGCCGATGCAATTTGGGGTCCAGATTATCACGAATCTCAAGCAGTATACGAGGATAAATTTCTATATCATCCGCCAGGGTGTCAAGTATACCAAGTAAAGCATTTGATATTGGGATATGTTGTAGCCCATCCTTGGCGATATGGAATGCCACCCTTGCTTGATACTGTGCTAGATAGAACTGTGATAACAGACAGCTACCACATACATGACATTGTGTTGGATACCTCGTTGCGCGGACAAGGAGTATCCAAATTGGTGGTAAATCAAATACTAGCAAACAATCAAATAGTAACTTTGGCAGCAGCAAACCGTAGTACTCAAACAAAAAACATTTGGCAACATTTTGGGTTTGTTGAGACTGGCATCAAATGTGATTACGGCGTTTATATGTCAACGCTCTTGTAGTTAAATGGTATAACAACGCCATGGTAAGGCGTAGTTGAAAGTTCGATTCTTTCCTAGAGCACCACTTGACAACAAATGATAAGTACTGTATAATAGATAGTAATGCGGGATTAGTTTAATGGTAAAACGAAACGTTGCCAACGTCTAGACACCAGTTCGATTCTGGTATTCCGCTCCAA